ACAAAAACACCCCAAACACAACCTAAAAAAACAAAAAACAAAAACCCCCCAAAAAAAAAAAAAAAGAAAAAAAAAAAATTTTTTTTTAAAAAAAAAAAAAAAAAAAAAAAAAAAAAAACAAACTCCTAGACTGCCTCCCCCCCTTGCCTCTTTCCCTTGCTTGCATATAGCCCTATCACATCATGCCCCACATGCATACCTCATATCCCAAATTAGCATATCCCAACGCCCCAATTTGGCCACATTCCCATGCTAGGCTTACCTGTTCTGTGAAGCTTGCCCGAGCAAGTCGGGCAAGCTTCAAAAGCAGAGAGTCCCCAATGATACAACTTCTCTTATCCGACTCCATCCAAATCACCGACGGCCCACATGGCCTCATAGTCCACTTCAACTCCCAATCCTTCCCCCTAACCTCAGGCCGCGCGGAGTCCATCCTCACAAACCTACTCCTCCACATCCGCTGTGGCGTGTCCCACACCCGCATCTCCGAACACTTGCGCGACCACCAATCCTCAACCGTCATAGGCACCCACTGCCCATGTTGCAAACTTGAGGGGAGGCTGCTTTACGCCCAAGGGCGTAAATCATCCTCGGAAGCGGATCGTCTCATCGCTGCTCGAGCACATACTGGTGGCAAAGTAGAAGTCCGCCACATCAAGCCCGGCCTCTCCGGCGCGCAACTAAAAGCCTACGAGTCCGCCTACAACACCCGCACAACCCCCCACCCAACAAACATCGTCAAATCAGTCAACAAACGCATCGAGGACCTCATATGAGCACTGACAAAACCCTAGACATCATAGCTTCCCAAACCGAAGTAGCTGCCCTCGAGGCAGCCAAAGTCAAAACCTATTCCGGCCGAATGCTCGACATCACCGCACCCGAGATCGTCGAAGTACAAATTCGATCTGACGGCTCAGTCCTCTGGGTTAATATAGACGGCATCTGCCGCCTCCGTGCATGCAACATCGGCAATATGCTCGTCAATGACGAGCGCACCGGCCAAGACGATTAAAGAAAGAGCCCAAATCAATGGCCACCCTCAAACCCTGCCTCCGCTGCAAAGGCACCGGCAAACACAACTCCGGTTACACCTGCTATCGCTGCAACGGCACCGGCCAAGAGCCCAGCCCAAAACCCCAGGCCTATTCCAGCAAATCAGCCGAAGAACTCCTTGGATTGGATGACGAGACAAGCTCGTCATCTAATGAAGGTGGACCATCCAATAGTGACCCCCAAACTGCCGACCTCCTAAAGCTCAAAGGGCGCCTCGACGCCGCAATCTCCCAAATCGGCAGCAACCACGTCGTGGCCCTAACAGGCCTCGCCAAGCTCAAATCCGAAATAGCTTCGACGCTCTCATCCGAGCGTCTCGCACATGCAAATGCCATTTCATCCCTCGAAGAAAAAATCGACTCCCTCTCATCCTCAATGGATGAGGCCCTGAAACTTCTCGAACAGACCCGCGAAGTCAATATCACAGTCAACACCCCGGAAGGCTCATTCACAGTCCCTGACGGCCACAAACACCCGCAATTCCTCACCCTCCTCCGAGCCGCTTCATCTCGCCAAGCAGACGGCTATCACCCCAATTGCTGGATAGCCGGTCCAGCCGGCTCAGGCAAAACCACAGGCGGCCGCCAACTCGCATCCGCCCTAAACCTTCCATTCTTCTTCAACGGTGCCGTCTCCATGGAGCACAAGCTAATCGGCTTCCGCGACGCCACCGGCAACTACCACACCACCCCATTCCGCGAAGGCTACACAGTCCCCGCCGTCTACCAATTCGACGACGTGGACTCAAGCGAGAACAGCGCCCTCCTCGCCCTCAACGCAGCCCTAGCCAACGGCGAATGCGATTTCGCCGACCGCCTCATGCCCCGCCACCCAGACAGCATCATCCTCGCAACCGCCAACACCTGGGGTCTCGGCGCAACAGCCGACTACGTAGGCCGCGTCAAAATAGACGCAGCATTCCTCTCCCGCTTCCCCGTCAAAATCTCATGGCCCTACGACGAACCCTTCGAACTCGCCATCGGCGGAAACCCCGCATGGACCAAGCGAGTCCAAGCTGCCCGAGCAGCCGCCAAGAAAGCAGGCCTCAAAGTCATAATTGACCCGCGCCACAGCATCGCCGGCTCAGCCCTAATCCAGTCCGGCTTCACCCCAGACCAAGCCGCCGAACTCACATACTTGGCCAACATTCCAGCGGACAAACGGAACCTGATCAATTGACGGACAAGCCGTCAATTGATCAAAAACAGGAACTCCAATGACCATCATCCGCCACACCCGGTCGCTATCTCCCGCCCTAAACGGGCGGGGGATATCGACAATCCCAAACCTGCCGGGCAAATTAGTCCACTATATCATCGCTCAAAGCCTTAGCGAACTCGGAGAGTTCGCTAAGTCTAGCAAGCTTCGCGGCTCTTCCTCCTCCGACTACTGGGACATGAAGCTTGGCCTAGAAAGTGCAATCTCCTATTGCTTCACCGGCGACGAGTCCGGCGTGGAGCAAAGCGATGCCTTGCTCCACCGCATGGAGGAGCACATCCAAATGCCCTCCACCCGCGCTCTATGGACCGACGACATCTCAGGCGCATTCCCAAACATCCCCGCCTACATCGCCGGTCAGCCCCTCAACATGCGCACCCGGCAACGGGCGCAGACGGAGTCTGCGCCCCTTGCGATCATGGTAGACCTGGGCATATCTGCAGCCATATCAGCACAACAAGTCCGCAACCGTGGCACCGCCATCCTCGCCCTAGTCCGTGCCCTCTCAGCGCACCGCCCCATCGAGCTATGGGCCATGGATTTCGGCAGCGCCGACGATGGAGCTGCATCAGCCTACGGCTTCGGCAGCTCCAGATCCAACTGCGTCTGCGTAGCAGCCAAGATCGAAACATCGCCCCTCGACCTCTCCACAGCCTGCTACGCCCTAACCCACCCAGCCTTTGTCCGCCAAGTCCTCTTCTCCCTCGAGGAGAAGTATCACGATTTCCGCGGCGGCTGGCCATTCCGCATCAACCGCGCCCTCTCCCGCCATGAAATGGAAGTCCTCTGCGCCCCCATGTGGCCACACGTCAGCGAAACCTTGGCCCTCCCAGGCCTCCACGCCGCCGACGAATCCATGACCGACCCGGAGTCCTGGCTCAAGCGCCAGCTAGCCGAGCACGACCCCCTAAAGCTTGAGGAGGTAGTTGATTGAGCTTGCGCTCAATCAACTACCACAACCGGAGACCATTCCAATGACCGAGCGCAACGAGTTCAGTGTCTATCAGTTCTTCAAAGATAACTCTTACGAAAAGGTCCGCTCTTTCGTCTCAGCCGAGGAGGCCGTCACAGCCTTCAACCACTACACAACCAACGTGGCGTCCCGCATCGGCATCACAGCCCGCGTAATCGTCACAGACGGCGGCGACTCCATCGTCTTCGAGTGGAAATCCGGCCTCGGCATCACTTTCCGCCCCCGAGATGATCCAAGCAAGCTTGGATCATCTCAAGAGGAGTCCTCAAATGACCTTTGATCCATTCAAGCCCATCTTCACATTCGTCGCCGACGACGGCACAAACTACCACATAGACACTCACGCTCTCCGCGACTGGTGCGTGGGCCAGCTAAAGCTGGCCCAGCTCGAAGTCTTTTTAATCCCCCTCAAATACGACCTAGCAGCCACATTCATCCCCGAGAACGTCATTGCGCCAGCTCGCATTCGCGAGCTGTCGCAAAGACCAGTCGCTTCCCTAGACCCCATCATAATGGCCAAAGATGGCACTCTCACAAACAACGCGTCCAACGTCATGCTAGTGGACGGACACCACCGCTTCTTCCTCGCCTGCCTCCGTAAACAAACATTCATCGAAGGCCACCTCCTCGAACCATCCCAATGGAAACCATTCCAGCTTCACAACCTCCCCTCAATCACCAAGGAGCAGCTGCGCCGCAGCCCCCTCCTCAAAAGGAATTATTGAGTTTGGGCTTTAGCCCAAACTCAAGAAAGGAGTCCTTCAATGGCCGGCGCAGCCCTATTCGGCTTCCTCACAGGCAGCGGACTATTCTTCGTAGCCCTCATCCTCCTAGCCCTCCAAACCCTCTATCTAGGGACCATAGAAGTCCTCGCCCGCATCCACTTCAACTACCGCCAGCGCCACCCGAGGATTGCGAGTGCGAGTGTTGCGCACAAAGTTCGCAACACTCGCATCTTCTGGTCAACATGGGCCTCCTTTATGGCCTTCATCGCCATCTACCACTGGATTTGGGGCTGAACCAGAAACACCTAACAGGAGTCCTCAATGCCCATCTTTCAATCGCGCCTAATCGACCTCCTCTCCGCCGCCCTCGATTGGCAGCACGCCTTCAACGAAAAGTCCCGCCTCATGGAGCACCTCGCCCGCGAACAAGACAACAAACAACTCAGCGCCCTCGCGCGCTACAGTGCAAACGACTACCTCCTTGACCCCATCAAAACAAACACGACCATCGCCCTCGAAACCGAGCGCATCAAACACACCAAACGCTACAACGAAGCGAGGCGAGCCAAAGCTCTTCTCACAAAAGCTGAAGGAGCAATCCCCAGCATCCAGTCCCCAGAAGACATAGAAGAGCTTCGCATCGCCCAGATCGAAGAAGACTACCGCAAATCCAGAGAAGAGTAGACGCGCCTAACGGCGCGTCTACAAACCATTTCCAATACCGAAGACAGTTGACATCCGGCTGTCTTCGCTCTTGGAAAAGGAAAAATCAAGTGAATGATGCACGTCGTAAAGAAATTGCTGAAGCCATCTCAAAAATCGAGGACGCCAAATCCATCCTCGAGTCAGCCTCCAATGACGAACGGGAAGAGTTCGAAGAACTCCCAGAGAAAGCCCAAGAGTCCACCAAGGGAACTAACATAGAAGCAACAGCCACAATCCTCGAAGAAACCGTCGATGACTGTGACAACCTAATCTCGAAGCTTAACGACGCGAAGGTATAAGGCATCGGCAGTGGGCCGTTAGGCCCACTGCCTCGCCTTAACCTTCAAAAGGGCAGGGCAGTGAGCTAAAGCTCACTGCAAGAGAAGGGCAGATGAAAACATTTCCATTCGGTCGCCACAAAGATGTCCCACTCTCCGAAGTCCCTATGGACTACCTAGAATGGTATCTCCGTACTACAAAGGCCCAAATAGCCGAGATCGAAGCCGAGCTAGAACGCAGAGAGCTAGCCGAGCTTGCAACCGGCACCTGGAAAGAAAAACTAATCAAAGCAGGCTACCGCACCCTCATGAAACAATACCACCCAGACTCCGGCGGCTCCACATCCGACGCCCAGCAAGTCAACGCCGCCTTCGAGTGGCTTAAGAAACATGCAGCGAGCTAAAGCTCGCTGCATATTTCTTAATCCAAAAACACTAAGGAGCCAATTAATGGAAAACAACATAACCTACACAGCCACATCCCTATCCGACATAGCCGATCACTTCGAGATGTTTGCAAAACGCATCGAGGAGCGTCTTCGCCATCCCGGTCGCATGACCCAGGTGCAAATAAAAATACACGTAGCTCAAATCCAGATATGGCGAGAAGCCTCCGAAACCCTTCGCCACACCACAATTCAGGCGAAGGCAGAGCCTTCGCCTGAAGGAGCAGCACAATGACCTATCAGCGCCGTCGCTTCAAAAAAGAAAATGATAAGCCCGAGACGCCTCCGGCGTCCCGGAGACGCCGCCTCCCATTCGGCGAGTGCCCCTCATGTGACCGCGACAGGGCTGAAGGCCCCTCACATGACCCATCGCCCCACTGCGAGTCCGGTTCTCATCCCCACTGCACTTGCGATACATGCTTCTAAAGGAGTCTATCATGAATGATCGAGCCACAATCCAAGATCAGATCGACCAGACACGACGCCGGTCTATCAACATCTTCACTGATTTAGACACATTAGAATTAGGCATAGCTCAAGAGCCAATGTCCTTCTCTCTAGACAGCATAAATCGGCTTAAAATTCTCGCAGCATCACTAGAAAGTCTCGCTATCTCTTGCGGGCATACTCTAGACAAACAGCGCATTCAAGCCCAATTCGAGGCGCGGAGAGCCAAGCGATGAAATCCATCATCGCAGCTCTAGGAATTGCGTTTGCACCTGCCGCAAACGCAAGTCCATGCCATCACTATGCCACATGGCACTACCCCTATCCTCAGCCCTCATGTGGGGGTCGGGCCGGGGTTGGGCAGAACCCAACCCCAGATAATGCCTCCAACTGGTACGTGGAGATTCAGCTCCCCACAGAAGCTGAATCTCAAGATCCAAGGAGCATTCCTTTCCCAGTCCTCTTAGCTCAGTCTAAAGATGAACTCAACATACTTCTCCTCTCACGGAAATGGAGCAAAACCCTCCAGAAGCCCTGGATTGACACTTGTGTTCGCACCTCAACTCCCGAACAATGCGAAACAGCCTGGGAAAAACTAAACAACAAGTGAGGGAAGACAAGCCACTTGGAAAGGAAAGTAAATGGCCAGCACAACAACAACCACATTCCATCAAGTCTCTCGCATCGAGTTCGAGTACTTCCCCGACACCTCTGACCCAGCCTTCTCATTCCTCCGCCTCCTAATTTACAGTCCCGACTCCACTATCCGCGCCCATCAAATATCATTATTCTCTCACAATGCCGAGTCGGCCGACCACCTCCATAACATCTTCCTCGCCTCTCAGCTGATGCTTGATCCACCGACGGTGGATCGAGCATCATGAAAGACCACCGCTCAGTCGGCATAAAGGCTGCAAGCCTCTACGCCTCCTACGAGTTCTACTTTGGCAAGCGTGGAGGACAAGCCTCCACGCTTGCAAACCAGGAAACCAAACCCATGCCTCGCTCTATCTCATTCCGCGCCTTCAGCAACGCACTCCGTATCCTTCGCGCTCTCGACTCCTACGAAGTCTCCTTCCTAACCGATGATCAATGGGAGAAGTTTCGCACTAACCCATACGACTTCTTCATGATAACCACTGACTACAATGCCGGCCTCATCTGGGAAGCCATCCAGCGCCGGCAGCCAGAGGAGCTAAAACAGAATGTCTAGAGAATATCACACCTGCCGCAAATGCCGCAGAACCAGCTATGATCCATTATGGGACATGTACCAAACCGGCCCCCGCCACTGGGAGCATTTCAGCCACTTAACCATGTCAAAAATCCTCACCCTTCCACCCAGCACTCGTGAGCGTTTCGAAACATGGTGGGAGGCTGAAAAGATTGAGTGGCGGCAAGCTTGTCTTGCCGCCACTCAAGAAGGAGAGCCCAATGGCTGACCACCCACTCCACGAGTGCGCTGCAACCGCCGCACCCCTCATCGAGTCCGGCGCAACCATCCACCAAAAATTCACCTGTTTGGCGTGCGGAGCACGTCAAACCATCGCCGAGGCCAACCAATTCTTCAGTCGCGGCAAATGTGAAGAGTGCGGTCACATAACAGACATCGCCGTCCAGGGCTGCAACTACATGGTGATTTGGGGCGAGGCCAAACCAATCGGAGGTATTCAATGAGCTACAAACCAGAAGTCCAAACCGACTCCTCGGGCAAATGGTACAGCAACGCCGCCCGCTTCGCCACCCTCGAAGAGGCCGACGCCTACAATCTCGACCTCGCATGGCGCTGGACTGCAGTCCGCGAAAGCCGCGTGATCGAAAGCGACGAACCAGTCAATTTCCGCTGGGATTGGATCTCACGCAAGGGCATCCTCCTTAGCGTGCCCTCACAATGTGAGGGCACGCTATGATGCTCTGGATACAAACTGATCCGCGAGTCGATCTCGGCTTCCTCCCCTCCTTCCTAAGCGACACCGACCCTCGTCCAGCCGCCAAGCAAATTGACTCCAATTACACCCACGGAGGTGGATGGCGTCCTCAGCCCGGCTTCGAGTCTCTCAAAGACTACACCTTAAAATACTCTGGCGACCCACCAATGAAGCCGCTCGCTATGACCAACCTACGCCACGAACTAATCTGCTTCTATCCCTACAGCTACCTCGCCATCTTCCAACCCGACGGCAGCTTCGAAGTGTGCCGCGTCGATTAGGTTTGCAAGCTAAAGCTTGCAAACCTAAAAAAGGAGTATCCAATGATGTCTGACATCGAAATGCGTGTCTCAGCACACGCCATCATCACGCTAGGACGAGGCCGCTCTCCAGAAGAAGACAGCGACGCCTACAGTTCGAAATGCGCTGACGCAGCCCGTTGCCTCGCAAATGCCAACCCCCAGAATATCGCCAGAGCGGTATTCAGCCTAAACAACAACCAAGAAAGCAACGGTCCCCTATTCATCGCAGACGCCCTCAAAATACTGGCCAAAATAGCTCAGGCCAAGATTGGCACCGAACTACAGTCCATGCCCACCGAGGGAGGCATACAATGATCGGCCCCGGCAAATACGACGCAGAGGCCACCCTAGTCATGGAGTCCGCCAAAGCCGCTGGCGTCATCATAATAGTCATCGATGGCGACAGAGGTGAGGGCTTCTCAATCCAAGCCACCCTAGAAGTAACCCTTCTACTCCCAAAAATGCTGAGGATGATAGCAGATGATCTCGATCCTGCCGTCTCTGCTCTTTCATCCTCACAACGTGAGGATGAAAGAGCATGAACTTCCACGATCCATCCCGCACTCGCCTAGGCAACTGGCGTCCCTGCTGGCTCAACTCAGTCATTGCCCTCCCACCCATCCAGCTGGAGCCGCACGAGACCGACCCATCCTTAATCCATCTAACCATCTGCCACGGTTCTCGTGGCATCTGGCTCGAGAAAGACATCCCCAAAACAGAACTCCACAAAATCCTTCACTTTTGGGAAGTGGACCCCGAAGGCACCTTCATGCAGCTCTTCGGTCTAACCGACTGGCCCCACGAGCACGCACGTATCGCAGCCGCAATGCGACCAAAACCAAAAGCCATCGAACCGCAAGTCCGAGTCCCTATCCCAATCGAGGACTTGATATGAAAATATCGGAAAGACAGCGGAGAGATCGTGTCCTTTACAACGACCTCATCCAGCTATTTCCGCCTCCTCCACATCTAATCCAGCGCGAAATTCGTCTCTGGCTCTACGAGGAAGTGATCCAGGCTTCTCAAGAGAAGCCTGGATCAAGACTATATCTTTGGTTTCTGGAAAGAATGGAACGTCTCAACTGGGAGAAAGTATAATGCCTGGCTTCACCTACAAATCCTACTCATTCCTCGAGAAAGATCCCATAATCGATGAGATCCGCACCGTCATTCAGGAGTGCGGCGTTTCGCACAAATGGATCGAAGAGAACTCAGGCGTCACCGCCGTAACCCTCCGAGCCTGGTTCTACGGTGCAACCAAAAAACCCCAAGCGGCCACAATCAATGCAGTGGCCCGTTCCCTCGGCTACAAACTTGGCTTCGTCCCATTCGCAACCATCATTCATATGGACCCTCCCATGCCTCAGCCCGAGCCTGCACCTCACGCACGCGAGGTGCGACACGTAGTCCAGATGGCTAAGTTTCGAAGTAAAGCTTCGAAACTTAGGAAAGGAGCACGCCGATGACAAAATTCAAAGTTGCCTTCACTATGGACTCCAAAACCCTCTTCTTAATCATGTCCAAAATACTCCCCATCGAGGACTTAAAGGTCGAGGAGAAATTTGACCCTGCAGAACTTCAGGCAGCTCTTCATGCTCTCGCCCCAAAAGAGCAAAAAGTACTTGCTCACAAACCAAAATATAGAAAAGGTAGGGCTTCAATCCCCTTCAGCCCAGACAAAGGAATAAACAAAATCCTCCTCACCCACCTAGCCCAGCGTCCTCATCGCGCTACCGAGTTACGCATCCATCTAAAAGAGGGCGGCTTTTCCCCCAACTCAGTCGGCTCCCGCCTACAAAAGCTGGCACACCGTGGCATGGTCAAACAGCACGGCGACGGCCTCTGGAGCTTAATCAATGGCTAAACGTCCACTCCCCGGATTAGGCGACGCGCCCATCGAACCGCAGTACGTCGAAAAAATGAACGCCATTGCGCAAACTCTCGACGAGTTATTCAATGGCGGAGTCCGCGATCCAGCCCGTAAAACAGGGTTTGTCCTCATGGTCTTCCCGTTCGACGAGGCTAGTGAAGGCCGTTGCAACTATCTTTCTAATGGCGCAGACCGGAAAGACATCATCAATTTGATGAAAGAGATGATCCAACGCTTTGAGGGCCAGCCTGAGATGAAAGGCAGAGCTTAAGCGAGCTTTGCTCGCTTAAGCTCTGACAAAGGCAGAACATGAAAAACGATGAGATCCTCTGGCGTCTACAGACCGCCTACGAAACACTCGCCCCAATGCGAGGCCAGCTTGAGGACGACATGGAGAATGAAACCTCTTATGCAACCGGCGTAGTCCTCGGCAACCTCATCATCGCAATCAACCTGCTCAAGCGCGACATCCTCGCACAGAAGAAACCGGAAAAAGATGACGCATAGATTTGACCGCGGCGCAGAGCACACCTTCATATGCAACGGAGATGTCCGCTGGCACATAGACCAGATCATCAACGGGATCTACTTCAACTGCTCTCGTATGCTGCCAGACGGTCGCTTCCGGGAGTGTACGATCATCTGCCCTGGACACAAGCAAGCAGAGCTTGCTTGTGTCCATGATGGCCCATCCAATGGTGTGTCGGATGACTGGCCTAGCGGCCAGTCATCCTCCAGAGATGAGCCACCTTACTCTCTAGAACATCATAAGACCAAACGGGCAGTAAACCCCGAGTGAGAATGGTACATTACCAAAAGTTAATGTATGGACCCCTTGACATGACCCACCAAATATGACAGAATTAACTTGGATGACATCAGTCATTCCTATCAGAGGGACTGAATAGATGACAAGAGTTCTATCAGCGGCGGTACTGATTGCCGCATTGGGGGTATTGCCTGCAAGAGCAGCAGTCCTCACCTCAGTCGAGAATGTCGGCTCAATCTTCAATGAGAGCCTCGCACTCCCAGCTGAAGACACTCCCGGCTCGGGGATCGGCTTTGCCCAATTCTTCGAGTTCTCTCTCCCAACCAGAGAGACTGTCACCGTCTCTATGTCCGACAGCGGTATCGGCAATCTGGCGGTTGTGGGAGGCGTTCTCTCACTCAACACCCAGACCTCAACTGGACCGGGGCCTCTCTTCACCCCGCTTGGAGCGTTCCTCGAAAGCTCTCCAGTCCTCAACGTGGTTGGCGGGCAGGAAGCCATAGTCAGTCCTGACATTCTGAATGCCGGCAACTACTTTGTCGCGTTAACCGGCACCAGTGGCTCATCCCCGATCCACCTCGCCATCGACGGCACCGTAACCGCCCAAGCAGCAGTTCCGGAGCCGTCAACCTGGGCAATGATCTTGCTAGGCTTCGCTGGCCTAGCTTTTATTGGAGGTCGTTCTCGTAGAGCGTCGAGGACGGACTCCATAGTCGCAGCTCTTTAACCCCCGTAGGGCTGCGATAGGTCAGGGTGGTGAAACAACACCCTGATTAAGGGGCCGAGTCTTCCAAGTGCCGCAACTTCTAGGACTCGGCCCTCCTTTGCAAACCCAATTTCCAAATCATACGCAAGCGTATGATTTGGAAAAGGAGTTGGAAATGCGTAGAAATAACACTCTCCGAGGATTTATCCTCGCGAAGCGAGGATAAAGCCTCATGCGTAGAGTTATCAGGCCGCAATCTCGTCGCCACCTATGGCTCTATGATGAAGACTGGGATTTTGTCTCCACCCATGTAGCAGCCCGTACACGTCTACCGCCTGGCTCCTGGGTGAGGGAGATGCTTCACCGCGTAGTCCTCCAGCTGAGAGAGGAGCGTTACATCCAAAACGAGACTGCTCAGAAACTGTGGGAGCATGTGTCGAAAGACGAGGAGGAGGCAACACATCATGACTGATTTTACCAAATATAGGCGCAAGCAGATTGCCGAATTGCGCCCTTACGTCCCAGGCGAGAATTTATCTCATGTGTCAATATCTCCAGAAGATGAAAAGGCTGGCTCCCCTAAGCCAGGCGATATGATCGCCCGCAATCCAAAGAACCATAGCGACCAATGGCTAGTCGCTGCCCAGTATTTCTCTGACAACTTCGAGCCGGTAGATTTGAGCTAAAGCTCAAATCTAATAAATAGGGCAGACAAAAATGACTGAAGAACTCCCCCAAAATGATCTTCTAAAGAAGGCGGACCCCGAGTGGTCAATGGCCGAACTCTTCAATCGGGAGCCGCTCGCACTCTACCAGCAGTACCCCGAACAGTTCAAACGGCTCATCATGGAGCTTCGTGCCCAGGCCGAACGCAACCGAATGGCCGAGGAATCCGGCAAGCGGATTCCTCGTCCAAGTAAAATGGCCGATGCTCTTCCAGTCAAATCCCTCCTCACAGCCGAAGAACTGCTATTTGGGGACGACAAATAAGGTTTGAGCTAAAGCTCAAACCTTAAAGGGAGGGACAAATGAAAGTAAGCAAAATAGGCTTTACTGGAACGCAGCGTGGCATGACCGAAATCCAGGCCGAAACGATAAGCAACTATTTCGGCGATGGAGTAGAGTTCCACCACGGCGACTGTACTGGGGCTGATGAGCAGGCTCACCGATTAGCTAAAGCAGCTGGTTGCCTCATTATTATCCATCCTCCTATCAATCCGAATAAACGTGCTTTCTGCATCGCTGATAACATCCTTCCACAGAAAGACTATCTGGATCGCAATCACGACATAGTAGATGCGACCGAACTTCTTCTCGCCACACCAGGCGAACAAGAAGAGCAGCTTCGTTCAGGCACATGGGCAACCATCCGCTACGCTCGTAAATGGAAGAAACCGACCATAATAATATATCCTAACGGAGGAACCGAGCTGTGATGCAAAACTGGGAAAACAATAAAAGCTTCAGTCAGAAGCTGCCGCGGTTCCAAACCGCAATCGACTCAACGAGTCTGGGTGCATTCAAACAATGCGCTCGCTACTACTATTATTCTATCATCTGCGGCTATACAAAGATTGGCGTCCAGATCCATCTGGATTTCGGCTCCGCCGCTCACCACGTATCCGAAAACTATCAGCGTGCTCGATCTCAAGGGATCGAGCACGAAGAGGCGTTAGAGGCCACTATAGTAAAAGCCCTGGCTGATACATGGGATTACAAAGCTAACGCTCCAGCGTTCGACGACGTTCAGAAGAACCGCCTATCTCTCATCCGTTTCGCTGTCGAATACCTAGACCATTACGAGAAGCAGGGCTCCCCTCTCAAAACAATCCAGCTAGATAATGGCAAACCAGCAGTCGAACTGACCTTTCTCTTCGATGCTGGCTTCCGTTCTATGAACAACGAAGTCATTTCGCTGTGCGGTCACATAGACCGCCTCGTCCAGTTCAATGACGACATCTTCATAGCCGACTTAAAAACCACCATGGAAGCGATCAGCTCAAAATATGCAGAGCGCTTCACTCCAGACAACCAGTTTACCCTCTACACCATTGCAGGCCGTGTCGCCCTCGGCGTTCCTGCCCGTGGCATCCTCCTCGACGCCGCCCAGATCGGCGTCAACTTCGTTCGCTTCCAACGCTTCCCCGTCTACCGTCCTCAACCAGTCCTCGACGAATGGCTTCAAGCCCTCCCCTACTGGGTATCCCTCATGGAGAGCTGCGCCACAGTAGCTGAGCCAATGAAAAATCCCGAGGCTGCCTACCCTCAGAACGACAAAGCTTGCGGTCTATACGGCGGCTGCCAATTTCGAGAGATCTGTGGGCGAAGCCCACTGGCTCGCAAACCGATTATGGATGCAACTTTCCAGATTAGACGCTGGGACCCGGCTGGGGAGCCTCGCTAACGCTCGGCTCCCATAGGAGAATTGCAATATGTTTGCAAAAGAGTTTGTAAAATCGAGAATGCCCTACGGGATCTATGACACTCGTAACTGCGCTCTTATCCACATTGGCCTCTACTCGAGCATTGCCGAATGTTGGCAGCTTTATCTCGGATGGCCAAGCGCAGATGAGATCATGGATGCCAAACAAAACGGTCTCCACTGCATCCCCATAACCTGCCACTACCAGTTGCCTGACGAGCAAAGCTCGTCAGGCAAAAGCTCGTCAGACAAAAGTGAGGAAGCGTCCAAATGAAAAAAGAACGTCCAACAGTAGATACCAAGTCATACGATTTGGCAGAGCATTTCCTTAGTGAGATCCCCGGTGCAACAGAAGACGACTATTGGGAGCTGGCACGGGTCATCCAGGCCGCGTGCGAAGATGCCTGCCGGGAAGTCGAGACAAGGGAAGCAGTCAAATGAACGAGGAAGTCAAGAAAGACCTATTTAGAACTGAGCAAGCTCCGCTTGCTCAGTTCCGGCCAGTCAAGATCTTGATGCTTGGCGACCCCGGCAGCGGCAAAACAGGGAGTCTAGCTTCCCTCGTTAAGGCGGGATACAATCTCCGCATCATGGACTTCGACAACGGCACCGAAATCCTCCAGAATCTTTTAACCAAGGAAGAGTACGCAACCTGCTCCATAATTCACCTTCAAGATAAGCGGATGGCCAAGAAAGTGCCAGTCATGGATGGGCAAAATATCCGCGGCTACAAAGTCAGCGCCATCCCTCTCAATCCAAACGCCTGGCAGAAAGCCGTAGACCTAATCTGCACTGACTGGAAAGACCCCAATAATCAAAAATCATTGGGGTCTGTCTACACTTGGACCTCGCAGGACGTCCTCGTCTTCGACTCCTTAACCCATGCTTGGCGCACAGCCTTAAACTTCATTCTTGCAATCAACAACCGGCTGGGCCAAAACCCGACGCAACCGGAGTGGGGCACCTGCCAAGGGATGATCCTCGACGTCCTCTCCACCTTCTTCGATGCCAGCATCAAATGCAATGTGGTCTGTTGCGCCCACATCGCTTACGACACCGACCAGAACGAGATCCTTCACGGTCTCCCTGCTGGTCCAGGCCGAGCCCTCAATCGAGAGATCGGCACCTACTTTAACCATACAATTCGGGCTGCCACCGTCGGTAACCGCCACTCCATCATCACCCAGTCGGACGGCGTAGTCGAGTTAAAGAGTGCGGCTCCCGGCAAAATTAAACAAACCTACCCAATCGAAACCGGCCTGGCCGACTACTTCGCAGCCGTTAGGTCTGTGGCGGACAAGCCTTCACAGACCTAAAGAGCAGCTTACAATGAGAGAAAAGAAAGAGATTGGTGAGAAGTACGACGTCACAGCCAAGGAGCGTGATTTAGCCGAACGTCGAACTGCTTTTTTAATTAAGCGCCTAATTGATTTTAACATCCCCCTGAGAACTGCTTTAGCCAGTGCTTATTTTCAGGGTATAATCGATGCATCAGACTTAATCAAGGAGAAACGTCCATGAATAGACAAGATATCATAACAATAGCTGAGTTTGGCGGTTTCACAATAGAAGCCGTTTACGACTACCGCATCGAGCTGTCTTATGAGAATAAGCATGCCCCAGTTCCAGTTGATGATGTAAAAGTGGAGAAGGTGGAGCTGCATATAAAGAGGCATCAGAGCATCCTCAACAAGCAGTCTCATATCCGAGTAAACTCGGTCAAGACAGTCCGCACCATCCGTCTGTTGGATATTCCTCCGTGGCTCTGGGAGCTTTTAAATGACCAGACCGTCATCGAAGAGCTGGATAGGGATTATCCGGTGCCAGATCCGGACGAACAGAGAGAAGATCTGCGATACAAGCTCGCAGATCTTCAAAACACTGATGATAAGCGAGATTATTAGGAGTCTTGCAAAACAGTTATGTGAAATTCCATTCTAGAGGAAAAAAATCTGGAGTGGATGTAAGCAGGGCAGCTGCCCAAGGAGAAAGTAAATGGCAAATCTAGCAGAACTGATGAAGGGACGTGTCGAGGATCTTATTAAAGGACCACCGACACTTCCCATCGGTGACTATCCGGCAGTCATTTCCAAGTTCGAGCTGACATCGGCTCGCAATGCGGAGCAGACTCCGATCCTCCGTTTTACGGCCCGCATTCTCGGTTGGCCAGCTGATGACTCCATCGACGAGTCGCAGAAGGCCCCCATCGAGAACATCACCCAGCGTACAGTCAACTGTGATTACTGGCTGCCTCTCGATTACAGGTACGGCCGCCTGTGTGCGCAGTGCGGGATCACAGGGGAGATCACGGAGCAGACCAACTATGAGCTGGTTGGCAAGGAAGTCCTCGCCTCCGTGAAGCATCAGATCAGTAAGAAGACTGGTGAAGTCTGGGCCGTCGCTCAGCAGCTCATCGGAACAGCCTGAGCTAAAGCTCAGGCTGTTCTGATGGGGCAGTAGATCTGCCCCTGGGGGAGGTGGAGGGCCTCCCCCTAAATTATTGAGGACTGACATGATAAAAGCTACAGCACAAATGAATGGTAGGACTATGCTTATTCTGGGTTTGAGTTTTAAGAACCTCGATAAATTTCGCGCCGAGCCAGGCGACACATTCATCAAAATCGATGGCAGACAAATGGATCTGCCAATCGACGTAATGATATTCTCCGGCGAAACAGAAGCCCACCTAGCCAATCTAGTACAAAACAGTGTCGGACCCATGACAAAAGTCTACGTCGATCCTAAATTAAAGAGTTAGATCCTCTTCAATAAGCAGTCGAGCAAAGCTCGACTGCTTATTGAAAGGATCGGACTTCGATGCCAGACATTGCCCTCTCCCTCATCTGGGTTAAACGAGACTCCCGTCAGAGACGGAAGCTAGAGCCGGACCCCGCACTCCAGCAGAGTATAAAGAGGGTGGGCCTCATCAACCCCATCATTATCACCAAAGACTACCAGCTGATAGCCGGTGAGCGCAGATGGGAGGCCTGCAAAGCACTAAACATGCAAATTATCGCAGTTCGATGGTTTGAAGACCTGAACATAGACGAACTTAAAGTGGTTGAGCTTGAAGAGAATATCAAGCGCAAAGACCTCACATGGCAAGACTCCACCAGAGCCATAGCCGAGCTTCACTTCCTATATGGGAAGAAAGATCCTGCATGGAACCAAAGAATGACTGCCGAGGCCCTCTCTATTGACGCAGGTCACGTCTCCAACACCCTCCTCGTCGCCACTCACCTGAAAGATCCGAGAGTGGCCAAGGCCACTTCAGTCAACGAGGCCCGCAACCTCATCAGGAGGCGCAAAGAGCGCGAGGACGAGACGGAGATAAACGATATGGCCATCTTCGCTAGAGGGATGGTAATAGGGGAGACGGGCAAGCCGTCCTCCCTATTACAAAACGTAGTGACTCCGCAAACTCAGGTTCAGGCTTTGCCTGAACCTGAGATTGCTGTTGAGGCATCATGGTCCCGTGCTGCGGTAGAGCGTGCCATCAGGCAGGAAAATTTCCTCGAATGGGCACCAAATTACACTGGCATGTCCTTCAACCTAATCCACTGTGACTTTCCGTATGGGGCGAATGTCTTCGACGGCGCAGGCCAGTTCAAACCAGAAGACCAAGAGGGCGCTTACTCCGATCAAGCAGTCGACTACTGGACCCTCACCGAGTGCTTGATAAAGAACCTCGATCATCTGCTATCACCTCTTGGCCACATAATGTTCTGGCTCAGTCCTAAGCCAGCTGTCATGGCTAGGACTATGCGCCTCTTTGAGGCAAACGGCCCATCTATTGAGTTCTATCCATATCCACTTATTTGGCACAAATCGGACAATTCAGGTATCGTTGGCGACTCCCAACGGTGGCCTCGTCACACCTACGAGGCAGCCCTTCTAGCCTATCGAGGCCGCCGTCCCCTCGTCCGGACAGTTGCTGACTCTTATTCAGGTCCAGGTGACCGAAAGCTGCATCCATCCTGTAAGCCGGAGCCTATGCTTCGCCACTTCTTTGCAGCCTTGGTTGATGGAAACACCCGTTTCTTGGACCCTACCTGCGGAGCCGCCTCCTCCCTCAGAGCTGCTGAAAGTCTTGGGGCTCTGTCTCAGAATGTCCTTGGTCTGGAAATTGAGGAGCGCTTTGTGTCCGTTGGACGCGAAGCCCTTCTCAGCTTCCGCGTAAATGCAGAAGCCCATGACCTGAGTCAGCATCGTGCAAAGCACGGTGCTGACTCATGACATGTCCCCCTTTTGCCGGGTGGGCTGGCTCCCGTGAACCGCGCCTAGTCATTATCGGCGAGGCATGGGGCGAGTCCGAAGAACAGACAGGCGGTATTCCCTTCTGCGGAATAGCCGGAGCCGAACTATCTCGCATTCTTCTAGAAACCATTCCAGCCAACAAATACACGGCTGACTTCCGGTTCGCTCTTGGACGCTCCGGCTGGCATCAGATGCGAAATGTATGGGCCAAGGAGGCCGGAATTGGTCTGACCAATGTGGCCGCACTCCGTCCACCAAACAATGACTTCGACTTCCTCCTATGCTCCAAGAAGGAGCTTCCCAATGACTATCCTCAACTTCCCCCGCTCGGACGTGGCAAACTTGCCTATCTCAAAACGGAGTATTTGGGTGAGCTTGACCGTCTCCGAGCCGAACTCGAGCAAACCAGACCAACGTGTATCATTGCGGCTGGAGCTATCGCGACCTGGGCCCTCCTTGGAAGAACTGACATTAGCAATGTCCGTGGCACTGCGACAGTGGGCTCGTCAGGAGGGGTTGCTCCGGGAGTAAAAATCCTCCCCACTTACCATCCATCCGCAGTCCTGCCTGGACGTGGACGCCGTGAGTGGCGTATCATCTGCATGGCCGACTTCATTAAAGCCTGGCGCGAAACATCCCATCCCCGAGTGATCCGGCCCGAGCGTAAAGCCATCATTAACCCAACTCTGGAAGAAGTTATAAATTTTACTAGGGGTATCATTTCTTGGTCATCTCCTCTAGCCGTAGACTGTGAGACAGCAGGTCCGCTAATCACCTGCATCAGCTTCGCCCACAATTCTCAGTTTTCCATTACCATTCCGTTCCGTAACAAGGCTGGTACGCACAACTACTGGGGTACGGTTGAAGAAGAGCTTCAAGCCTGGGCATGTGTCCAGATCCTCTTGGAGTGTGGACGCCCACTTGTTTTCCAGAATGGTATGTATGACATGCAGTATTTTATTAGAATGGGTTTCAAACTGCATTGTGCTCGTGAGGACACCATGCTGCTACACCATTCGCTTTACCCAGAAGTTCAGAAGAGTCTCGGTTTCCTAGGCTCCATCTACACCAACGAAGCTAGCTGGAAGCTGATGGGTCGGCATCGTGCAACCAAAGTGAAGGGAGAAAAACTAGATGAGTGACCATCCTCTTGAGTCGAATCTTGCTTTACAAGATTCGACTCAACATCCCGCACCTGGGGAAGGCTACTGGTACATGGCCGGTCCCTATTCCGACAACATAATGGAGCGCTACAAAGAGCATTTAGCTTTAGCAGCTCTTTTAACAAAACGTAAACTAACTGTATATGCCCCCATCATTCACTATCATGACATGGCACAAACATATAACATGCCAACAGATGCGGAGTTTTGGAATGAACATAACCGCCACATGATATTCCGCTCCAGAGGAGTAATCCTCCTTTGTTTTCCCAATTGGGCTCAATCAAAAGGAGTGCGGAAAGAACTGGATTATAGCAAAATGATTGGTTGTCCAGTGTGGGCGCTAGATCCGCCTCCCACATACCAAGGAGATGAAGTGACCTTGAACTGGACAAGATTACTTTGAGTCTGAATAAGCTAAAGCTTATTCAGACTCAAAAAACTTTAGTTTTTTGAGGCTGAGATGCCAGTCATCCAGACAGCTACAATAGAACCTGGCAGGCTGAATATTGAAGAGCAGCATCAGACCTATTGTGCGCTCGACTCCATGCTCACACTAGAGATCCTGGAGAACATCAACAAGGAACATCCGGGCGGTGCGGAGCCAATCTACTCCTTTGAGAGGGCGCTTCAAGCTCCCCTCCTGGAGATGGCTCTTCACGGCTTCCTCATTGATGGACTGGATCGGTACCGAATGGAGCTTGCAGTGAAGCAGCAAGTTGCTGCTTCGCGACAGGTGCTGAACATATTAGCTCAGCATGTATGGGGTAAAGAACTTAACCCCCGATCCCACACCCAGTTATCAGACTTCTTCTATAAGACAATGAAGATCCCCGAGATCTGGCTTTCCTTTAAGGGAGAGCGTAGACTGTCAGTCAATCGGGAGGCCCTAGAGAAGATAGACGAGTATATGTATGCTCGACCAATTGTCTCCCTCATCCTTTCATGCCGCGATCTCTATAAGCAGTTGGATGTCCTCACTGAGGAGATAGACGAAGATGGACGACATAGAACTTCGTACAATATCGGCGGAACTGAAACAGGCCGTCTTTCATCTTCAACTTCAGTCCTCGGCACAGGCGGAAACGCTCAAAATATTGCTCCAGAACTCCGCCGAGTCTTCATATCAGATCCAGGTTGGAAACTCTGCTCGATTGACCTTGAGCAGGTGGAGGCTCGTGATGTTGGGTTTCTCTGCGGGTGTTTGTTTGGGGACTGGTCTCTGTTGGATTCTTGCGAGTCGGGAGACTTCCACACCAACAACTGCAGACTTATATGGCCAGATCAGCCTTGGCCAGCCGATCCCGCTGGTTGCCGCCAGCTGGCTGAACGCATACCCGTCTACCGCGATTGGACAATGCGTGACTTGGCCAAGCGAGGAGGCCACCTCACCAACTACAACGGAACAGCATGGACAATGAGCCGTGTCTTAAAGCTCCCCATGAAAGTCTGTGTGGAGTTTCAGGCGCGCTATTGTAGAGGAGACGCCAAGAACAACATTCGCCCAGCTTATCCAGCTCTTCGCCAATACTGGAACTGGATAGCCGACCGGCTTCAGACGGTCGGCTCCATTACGACACCATTCGGAAGGCAGCGTCACTTCTTTGGAGATCATAGGAGTGATGCCACACTAAGGGAGGCAATTGCATTCGTTCCCCAGAATATGACGGCTGAACGCACAAATCTCTGGCTCTGGTTGGCATGGGCTAGACTCGGAGATCGCATTCAGCTATTAGCTCAGACACACGACTCCATCACCTTTCAATTCCGTGAAGATGATAAAGATGCGGACGAACTTATCACAGCAGTCTTAGAACTGTTGAATGAAATTAAGCTCTTTGACTCGAAGAGTCAAAGAGCTTATATCGCGCCTGGAGCCGCCAAGGTCGGGTGGAACTGGGCACCGGAGTCGGGAAACAACCCGGCTGGATTACTCAAGTGGAGGAGGGGAACGCATGACAGGCGTTCTAGGCCGTCAGGCTTAGAACGACTGTAGGGAGGGTGAGTTGTCGTGCCATCGGGAGATCTGGTCGATCAGTTTACACTGTACACGAAGGGCTTTCGTACCAGTCCTTTATATAGGAAGTGGGCAGGGATCACTTTAGTAGCGGGCGCAATGGAGCGTCGAGTCTTTACGAAGAACGACGCTTACGTCAACTATCCGAACCTATACATTATGCTCGCTGGCCCTCCAGGTAGCGGCAAGAGCGTAATTGATAGCGTGCGTCGTCTCTGGAGAGCCACTTTAAACGAACTACAAATTCCTGACTTCTATGTGGGCGTAGACAACGCAACCAAAGCAGCTCTCGTAGATGCTCTTTCGAAAGCCACCCAGAACGGCATCCCCTCCTACCAATACAACTGCCTCCTTCTCCCGGTGGAGGAGTTTTCTGACTTCTTCTCGACCTACGATCCCTCCCTCCTCTCATTTCTCACCAAAATTTATAACGCTCCGGATGACTATGAAGAGGAGCGCCGAGGACACGGCAAAACGAAAATCAAAGCCCCCCTCATGACAGCTCTTCTCGGCTATCAGCCAGACGTCATGAACAAAGTGCTCCTAAAGGAGGGTGCTGACCAGGGCTTTCTTCGCCGCACAATCCTAATCTGGAACCGCAACGCGGAGAAACAAACTCTCTTTAGCGCGCCACCCCTCGACGAACAGCTTAAAAACGCAATATGCAAACGGCTTCATGAGATCAGTACAATCCACGGAGAAATGCAATTTAATGAGGAGGCCATATCCCTTCTCCAAGAATGGGATAATGAGGACGGAGCATATCCACGTCCGACTCATCACCACCTCCTCTACTATAATGAGACCCGCACCCTTCATGCACTCAAACTTTCAATGGTAGCTTCAATGAGTGAAAGCCCCGGTATGACTATTAATGTGTCTCACGTCGAGCGTGCCATCAATTGGCTCCTCGAAGCTGAGACGGTGATGCCAGAAGTCTTTGAGAATATGAAGGAGCAGAACTCAGACTTCGATCATATGCTGGGGCTCTATGCGTTTGCCCTAAAATCACAGACCGACGGCAAACCAATAACAGACAACACTCTAATAACTTGGCTTGTCAGGAAAGTACCTGCCCAAAAGATTAAGTCAATCCTCTTATCTATGGAGGCTATCGGCACCTTCGTCCGAAGGGAGGACGGCACTTGGCGTGTAACAGGCAAGTCACCTAAACAATCATAATATCCCTTCCTGTAGATCTATTCTCCAATTGCAGCTCATCATACCGGAGAACACCTGTAGCCACTGCAATAGCCACAGCCTGTGGCAAATTAACTGCGTTCAACTTATATCTAGCGGAGTCCAAATAACTTTTGATCGAGCCGAATGAGAGCTTTTCGATGGCTGCTATCTCATCATATGTCTTCCCGCGCGCAATCCACAGCAGGCATTCACGCTGCCTCCTTGACAGCGCATGTCTCATTGATTTTTTGTCACGCTGAAGCCCAGCTTATTAGGAGCTGGTGGAGATGCAGAGGCAGTCCCGGCTTGAAGCAAATTTCTAACTGCATGAGGATTTTGGTAAAGTTCTTTAGCCCCCTGTGTCATCCCATAAGCACCAAGACCAGCTGCGCCACTCATTAGCTGAGAGCCCCAGTCGGGCATTTGCATCCCAAACTCATTCAACAAATGCTGTCCTCCCAGATAACCGCTTGCCAGTGAAGGCATATTCCTAATCCAGAACGGAAACTCTCTTCCGCCAACTGACGTAGCCCTCCTCTGAAGTTCCTTAGCCCAAGCAGTCAACTGCTGTGTTTTCGTCTTAGCATTCTCCTCTGCCTGACTTAATGCAATTTTAGTCTTACCTCTCGTCGCAATATCCACATCCCTCAGGGCAGCCCCATGCTCACTAATCTCCTGTTTACCAGTAACAGTATCTTTTAACATCTGTTTTCGCTGATTCTCGGCAGCCGTTTTTGCATCTGCAGCAGCACTCTCAGCCGCTGTTCTCTTAGCCGTAATAGCATCCAGCGCAGGTGCTTGCTGTCCAAACATCGCAGCCTTTGCTTCTGGCAGCTCATCATAAGCTGTCTCAGCATCTCTGCCACCCGCCCTCAACTTAGAAGCTGCCACTTCATTGACCCCCTTATCCAGAGTCGGCTCCGAGCGCAGCTGATTTATTTTTGTGCTGTCATTCCACAATCCCTTATTATCCGCCAACATCTTAGGAGTAATCGTCTCTCTAGCAGCGTTCGTTGTCGTAGCAATGTTCTCGCCTACATTCCCCGCCACACCGAAAATACGACTCGCCTCCTTATTAAACTTGTCAAACGCATTCAGCCCTTCCTGCCCAGCACTATTACCAACAGCTGCTCTCATATCATCACTTACCCCCTTATACATCTCATTCAATTTCTTCACCCCAATACTAGAAAGTATTGAAGGATCACCTATTGCATCACCAATTGCAGACCTGATATTCCTCAGATCCGCAAATGTAAATTTAGGCGCTTGCCCTGCAGGCAGCCCTTGTTTTTGTGCCAGCATATCCAGCTTAGCATTAACTGCTTCTGGCAGCCTGCTCCTAAACATTGAGGCGATTGGCTCTCCCTCTACCCCTGCCCCCATAACATAAGAATGCTCAATAGAGTTTTTAAGATTAGTCGCATCCCCCAGTGCATCCTGCGGGATCAGCGTACCTTGACTGTGATCAGCTGGGTCTTTATAGAACAATCCATCTTCAGCATCTCCCAGCTTCTTCTTATATTCCTTATCTAACCACTGTCGGGCCTGATCCTGCATCTTCCCCGTACCCTCTTCCAGCGTCTTCGACGTCCCCAACTGAGATGCAACAGCCTCTCGGTCTATGTCTGCTCCCGTATGAGCGCCCTGTAATTGCGTGTCAGTCGCTGTAGTCTGAATGTCGTGTGCCTTCGCAATATCCGCCTCCGAACCCTCTTTAAAGGCCCTTGCTACCTGCTTAGTCCCTCTTGTCTGTGCTTTCTGCAGCTGTGACTCATCAGGTGCTACGGCCTCATGAGCTTGTCTAGCCGCAGTGGCTTCTGCCTGTTCCTTTGCCGCCTGCTCCGCAGCCTGAGTTGCCGCTTGCCTCGCACTCGACTCCCCCCACAGCCTTGCAAAACCCGTCCCCGTAAGCGCAGCAGGCAAACTTGCCCACAGTGGATTCATGCCGGTTTCGTGGTGCCACACATCGCCGATAGCCGCTGGCAGATAAGTGTAACCTAGATTAGCTCCGCGAGCCATCCCCATCGCCTCGCCCAACGGCAACGAAGCAGTAGCTTGCCCAGCTCCCCTAATCATCTGACTGCTGAGATCTTTTGGCTGAGTCGGATCATATCCAATACTTTCCTGAGCGTTCCCCAGCATCTCAGCCGACGTCTTCGGGGCGAGAAACCGTGTCAGTGCATTATCCGGAATATTAATTCCAGCCTTCGAAAGTCCGGCACCTATTGCATGTTCTGCTATGGCGGGCAGCCCTAGCATCCCAGCTCCGCCCTCAATTGCCCCTTGATACAGCTGTTTCGGCGCACCCCTTATAACATCTCCCCAAGTCTTAGGCGTGTCACCTCCACTTTGCGATGTATCAGCCCCAGGCAGTGGCACTTTAGATTGAGCGCGCAAAGCAGCCGCTCCAGTCACCGGAGTCGGAGCATTATCTTGTGGCGGTGTCTGCTCTGCAGGCACCGACGGAGCTTGCTCCTGCACCTGTGGCTTAAGCTGGGCACGTAATGCGGCTGCCCCAGTTAGTGGCGGTTGGTTATCAGCCATAGCTCACCTATTTTTTTGGTTTCAGATCTGGGTGCATAGCGTCGTACATGTCATCCATTGCTTTTTCTGCAGGGCCATCCGGAGCATCAGGACTATCTTTTCGCCTTCCGAACAGACCTCTTTCATACGCCTGCGTCAAATGCTGGTCATCAGTAAATTTTATATGACTTCCATCCAGCACAATCCCCTCTTTCGCCAGCTCTCTTTGAGCCTCAGCAAGCGGAGTTGAAATTTTATTGTAAGCTACGTCCGATCCAAGCAGCGACCCACTGCTGTTTCCCGGATGCGCTATATACTTCTCCTTAAATTCATATTTCCCAATGTCCCAATTAGCCAGCGCCTTCAATCCAGTAGTTAGCACCTTAAACGCTAACGGCGTGTTCTCCATGCTTGGCACTGCCGCCGCAGCCTCCATCAATACACCCAGTCCTCGACCGTTAGTCCCATCCAGCGCATTTTTCAAACTGAATGGCAAGGCATGTGCCCACTTATTAATAGTCTGGACATCCGCATTCTTGCCAGGCAGTGCTGCATCCCCAGTAAGCTTCGTTCCAGTGATATTTTCGAAAGTTTCCAGCGCATTAGAGATGGCTCCTCTAGCCGTGCCAAACAGTCCAGGAACTGTGAAACCGCCTTGCGCCGTCAAATCATCAGCAGACGCTTGCATCTGGCCAAGGCTGTTCAGCATTCCCCTATCACCATTATATGCAATCAGCTCTGGCCCACTATGCTGTTCTTTGAGATTTTTATCCATCTCCCCAAACTTGGCTTGATCGATAACATTTCTCCCTTGTGTGGTGACGACCGGACTCCCTTGTCTATCCCTGACCAGATACGGAGTGACTCCCGACACATCAACCGGAGCACTATTTCCAGTTGACGAGTTGGTGAATGTTGTAGCTTCCGGCGGAGTCTGCGTCTGTGGCACCTGCCCAGAAATTGGACTCTCAACCGCACCCCGTATACGTTCCAGTCCAGACGGCACCCGAATTGGAATATTGTCAGGACCAACTGTGGTGCTAGGCAGCACTGCTGATAATCTGCTGATGTCGCCATTTGCTCCAACAAATCCACCAGCCACCAGCGTCTGAATAGCTTTTTGTGCCTGCGCTCTCTGAACAGGATCATTCATATTCAGCCCTTGAATTTTCGCGGCAATCCCCTCTTTCAACGCATCAACTCTCGGTTTAACAAAATCCATCGCAGCCGGATCAACTCCCTTCATTGCATTATCAAAATACTTATTCCAGTTTTGAGGATCATCTGCACCCTGTAAACCTGCTGTTGTTACATTAAGAAATGAGTCCTGTCCCAGCCTAGTTTTGGCAGCAGCAGTTTGTGTTCCAATCATTCTCGTCTGCGCCTGTACCATTGCAGCATTTCTAGCATTCAACAGTCCTTCGGTCCCAAATCCGGCAATCAGTGGATTCTGCATCGCCGTGCTAATCCCCTCCTCCATTGACGGAGCATGGGCCATGACCTCTCCCAATGCCTGATTGGCCATGAACTCCGCTTGAAACTTTCTATTCTGGTTAGCCTTATTCTGGAAATCCATAAGAGAGTTAACCATCCCAAACGGATTTTCCATTCCGGTCCCACCCGGTTGTCCAGTGGCGTCAGGAATTAATCCAGGCATCTCAGTCTCCTGTTTCGGCATTCGCCGAAACAGGAGCCTGATCAGCTTCCTCATCCGGCTGTTGTTGTGGACTTAATGCATTGCCTGTTTGTGGCGATCCAGGCCCCATAGCTCCTTGCTCCTTCAAATGCTGCTGCTTGATTGAGTGGACATGGAGAGAGGCCATAGCAGTAATACCTCTATGGATAGCAGAAGCCTTATACTTCTGTTGCAGCTGCTGATCCATTTGCTGTGCTCTCTGATCCTGCTGCTCAACCCACGCTTGCAGCGCTTCTCCCCCAGTGGTCGGCATCTGCGACAACATTTGAGCCAGCGCTGTGGGGCTAAATCCAGCGCCCACCATCGTTCCAGCCCCAGTAATCACATCCTCCACCTGCACCTGATCTCCCATTTTCTTCAACGAGTCCAGCATAGTCCGTGCAACTTTCATCCTCTTCATAGAAGCTTTCAACTGTTTATGCTGAGCCTCTGCCTGCTCCCAATTTTGTTCAACATGCTGCTCAGCAGAGAAACCACCTGGACTCTGTCCTTGCTTTGCCAGCGCATTAGGAGGTCCACCTTGTGATGGACCTCCTCCGCCCATTGGTATTCCGGGAGGCATTCCGCCTGGCATACCTCCAGGGGCCATTACGTTTCCATTCGGCATCTCTGCCTCCTTTATGCGTTAGTCGTCCCGTACACTGCGTCTGCCCCGGAAGCTAATTGCGAGTTACTAAATCCGCCTCCACCGCTACCTCCAAACAGACTCCCACCGCCCAGTGAGTTAAGCAGTGCAAAATTACTTAGCCCTGATGTCGCTCCCGTGATCCCTTGCCCAAGTGCATTCGCCGCACTTTGCGTCCCAGCTGCCTGGGCAGCACCACCCGCACTCGTCAGCCCAGAAATAGCATTTGTAGCACTCTGACTTACCCCGCCATACGTCCCAGCCGCCTGCTCGCCAAGTCCGGCTTGACCCATCATCATATTAAATATCTGCGAATTCTGCCCCAAATAGTTCTGAAACTGCTGTTGGTAAGTCGTAGAAGCCAAATTCTCCGCATAATTGATCGCGCCCTTCGCCCCCGGCCCAGAGGGCGTCATAGCAGTCGCACCCCCAGTCACACCCGCCCCAAGTCCTTGTCCCGAGTAGGCATTAGCTACTCCCTGCTCACCTTGTTGCAGCGTAAACTGGTAACCAGGTGTAGCCGCCAAGTCAGCCATTGTCGGATTGAACGGCTTAGTCAGAGAACCAATGTTCGCCGATAGTTGATTAACCCCAGACTGTCCAGTATTTAAATAAGGTGACAGCAGTCCCAATAGCTGACCCTTATTCAACTGCTGATACTGAATACCAAGCTGCGTAGCCGCAAGCTGTTCGTCAGCCGCAGTCTTGGCACCACCAGCTGAAATAAGCCCGCCAGCAATGGAACCAGCTCCACCGATAGCAGCCGCTGTCCCGATCCCGATTGATGGCATCTACGCCTCCTCTTGGGTTGGCGAGCTTTGCTCGCCAACCCAAAGCATGTAAGTCTGTTGAATAGGAACAGCTCCCAGACTTTGGAAAAACCGTCCCAATCTCATACCCCTGCCTTGGAGCCTGTGATGCGGAAACACACACTGCACACCAATCTTTTTCAACTCATCCAAACTGACCATGAACAGCTTGGCGGCCCCTCCCCACGGAGCACCTTCCCCTACATACCACGCTCCCTGCGTAGCAATCGGCAACCCCTCACTCTCTAAATCCCAGCTCACATTCCAGGAGCAATATCCATAAATCTCCCCATCCACCCTCAACGTAAACCACCTCATATACCCCAGCCTATCCGCCTGAATGATCCGTGCCACATCCAGCTTAAATGGTCTCGGACTCCCATCAGGCTCAACCTCCTTGGCATGAGCCCTCGTCAAATCTCTAATGGCAGGCCAAATGGCCTCAAACGCCTCTCTCTGAACTCTCACAAATCTATGCGGCACAGCTTCAGCCAGCATTTGCAATCTCCAGCTTCAGTTTAATAATATTATCAGCATTTTTTCTTAATTCCTCAACTCTCTTCTGCATATCAACTTGTACATTAATGGGAGTCCATTGAGCCCACCATTGGACGTCCCATGGAACCTCTAGGCAGTATTCCCAAATCCATCTTGCACAACTCTCCAGATCCAAATCCTGATAAGCAACCGTCCGTACCCCACTCGCACTCACAGTCCACAAATCCCTAACTCTCTGACTCCAATCATCTGGATCGACCGCAATTCCCTTCTTCATCAAACTATGCAGACAGTCCATCGGTTCGCGCTGCACAACCAAAAGCTTAGCCTTTGGCAGCCCATTACGAATTACTGGATAAGCGAAAGCCGCTCCTGTTTCCACAGTTCCATCCAGCCCACTCTCGAAGAGTGACAAGCACTCTTCGAGAGTCGAGCATCGACTGAACGCATCGTGTCCGACCGACTTCACCCGGCTCCCATCCTTTATGTAGGATAGCCAGTGGCTAAGCCACGCAGTTCTACTACGCGGCAAGGCGAAGATGATGAAAGGCTCATTCATTAAAAGCCTCCTGGAAACCAAATGGCCGAGGGAGTCGGTCCGTACCAGATCACGTTTATGTGATCGCCCTCCACCATCAAGATCTGCCCGCCCAGCATAGACGCCTTATAATAATTTATCCCATCTCTAGAGTAGTCCACTTCACCCCCTGACAGCGCCATAAACCCGTTCTCCGTGGACCTAAAGGTCCACGGAGAACTAACCAGCGTTTGAACAACAGGAGGCGACTTCGTAACTGGTCCGCCGCTGATTGGTGTTCCATTGCTCGGCCCAGGTCCAGAAATAACTGGCCCATTTGGTGTTTCAATAACCACATAAGAATTATTAATAGTTGTTGCACCGCCACCTGTCTTTGCCCACAGCGCCTGGAAAAAATATTGCCACGCAGGCGTGAGCTGTCCGAAGCCATCCACAATCTGGAAGTCTTTCGGGTAAGCCGACGAAAACTGATAGGGATTAACGCCCATTAGCTGTCCAGAATTTCTGCATCTACCCACGCTCCATTCAATGCAGTTTCGCCGGCAGCGGAGAAACTCAGTTCAAAGATCCGATCTCTCGCCATTCCAAGCCCCCTCCAAGTCGGCCAGGTGTCATACTTCCCTTGTGGGCCATACGGCTGTAAAATCCCATTCTTCCACGTATTCCCTCGATCATCACTCCATCTCAGCGTAATCATCGGGTTTCCATCCGCATCCAGCGGCACATGCCCCGCATCAATATCAGCGTACACAAAATTGAATTTAACTCTTCTCCCATCCGTCAATCCCTCTTGCATCTGTCCCTGTGCTCTTGCCTTCCCAATGTGATGAAAAGTCCTAATCCAGCTGATCGGTCCCGGAGTATGTCCAGGCGGATATCCGGGTGCAAGCGATTTAGTCTCAGCCGCATCATCATAATAATAGTTCGGATTGAGAAAATATAAACTCCCATTCTGCCAATCCCCGCAAACAAACAATCCATTCTGATTACCCCACACCGCATTCTGCATAAAAGCTCCACAATAAGCCCTAGACTTATGCAGAGAACCTTGATAGTCTGTCCAAGCCCACTGATGCCACGCATCGTTCGGATCAGTGATCGCAGCGTCATAAACCCATGTCTGATCACCCGTCGGGAACGTCAGCACATAAAAAATATGTCCGTCAACCTGCGCCGTAAATCCTACCGCATCCTGCACAGTTCCATTTGCAGCCATCTGTCTAATCTGATACTCCAACGCATGGTTAGAAATTCTCCTAGTCTCGTACCCCCTCTGCATCATCACCACGCCCTGCCCCTGCTCATTCCCCGCTAACCAGTAAACCTCAATATTTTGGAATGCCGCCGAATGCGGAGCAAGTATCCCCTGTTGAATATAGATGCCCGGCAACAGCGCAAACGGAAACTGAGCGCCTCCTGTATTATACCAAATCTCACTCCTCTTCGCTCCCAGCAGTATAATCTCCCTCTTATTCACAATCAACCTTAAGAGCCGGTCTTGAAAAGCAGCCTTTGCAGCAAAATAGAGTGGATCAAACGTGACACTCCCAGCCAACGTAGATCCAAAGAAATTAGAGTTCAGCCATCCCCAAACAATAAACGTGTCCAGCGTATCTACGCTCGTCGCGCCTGTAAAAGTCCCCGTCGTATCATTAATTACCGAAAACACGTTCCCCACCAGCTGAATAAAATACCCATTACTTGTCCCATCCGTCAGCATACAAACCACACCATTGTCCGTCATACTTACCGGCCCAGACAGGGAACCAATCGTCCCAATGGCAGTCAAATTTAGTGCATTATCCAAATAATAAACTGTCCCGCCAATAACCACATACGCCCCATTATAGTCCGATCTACTCCAAATCCCTCGCACCTGTGTCAGATTGGCCGGATCATGCGTAATAAACTGCAGTCCCGGCCTCTGGTAATGGGTCATCGGGACAATAGCAAACTCCCTCGGGTTAACCTCCGGGTAAAGATTAATCGCCCTTGTGCAGCTCGCAATATTAGAGCGAGCAGAATATGCTCCGCCAAGAAGAGCCAGCCTCATAGGCTTGTCCTTTCGCTTCGCGAAAGTCCAAGCTCATATAATACCAGTCTCACTCACCTCTCCTGTAAATTGAAAATCTCCTAAAATAAAAATTTTACCTGGCCCTTCTCGCTCCAATATAACCCATACCCGCAGACGTTCCTCCACCAGTAAGCTGCACTACTAAGAAAACACTCTTGGACGCATTCGTATTGATCCTACACCTTCCAGCCGGCAGATAAAATCCTCCTGACTGCATCCCACCCTGTGTCTGCATCATCGACGCCACTCCAGCCAGCACATTAGCCGTAGTTGGCAGTGCAGCACTCGTCTGACTTATCCCCACCATCACCTGAGACGGCCCATTCTGCGCAGTAAAATAGACTGTTCCGAACACGTCCCAATCACCCGCCGTCAACACCAGCGTAGCAATATTGACCGGCACCGTCTGCCCTATACCAACTCCGACGGTCGTCGAGGTAAACAGGACTTCCCCTATGCAACCAGGCGGTGCATTATCCTGTGCAACTGTCCCCAACAGATTAAGCACGCCTCCCATGGTGACGCCGCCAGCCTGCGGCACCTTCGTATCCGAATACTGCTTAGTCGTGGCCCCGAGGGCCACGACAGGGTCGCCAGACAGTACCAGCAGTCCGGACATAGTATCGCCAGACTTCGCTACCCTATTAGCATCTGACGGATGCACATGGTCTGCCCTAGCCCAGGTAGTCCCCGTCCCAACAGCCGCCGTCCCCGCCATGAGCGGAACAACAGTGGAAGGCCCAGGCACAGAGCTATCCACATACTGCTTAGTGGAGGCCCCGAACGGCACCGAGGGATTAGTATTCAGTACAAGTGCCCCCGACATCGTCCCACCAGACAGTGACAGCTTGGTCGGATCAGACGGGTGCTGATGGTCCCCTCTCGAATAAACAGCCGATACACCTGCCGATCCCGCTCCATCCGGCGCAGGCACCGTATTCGATCCAGCCGGCACAACCGGAGCTGGCACAAAGATGAAACCATCAGTGCCCAGAGTAGCCGTATTACCAGCATTTCCACTCACAGTACCTGGGCCTGCAGGGCCTACAGGTCCTGCCGGTCCTTGCGGTCCTGCTGTCCCTGTATTACCGGTCGGCCCTGGCAGTCCCTGCGCACCTTGCTGGCCCATTGGGCCTGCCGGTCCTTGCGGTCCTGTCAATCCAGTATTACCTGCTGGTCCCTGTTGCCCAGCCGGGCCTTGCCCACCTTGCAACCCTTGAGGTCCAGCCTCACCAGGCACACCTTGCGGACCAGCTGGTCCAACCGCACCATCTTGTCCAGCCGGTCCCACTCCTCCAGCTGGTCCGCTAGGACCAGCCGGACCTTGCGGTCCTGTCGGACCTGCAGGTCCAATTGTCCCAGGTGCTCCCGACGCACCCTGCAACCCATCCGCTCCAGGCAGTCCTGGATCACCCTTCGACCCAGCTGGTCCTGCCGGTCCCGTATTTCCAGGAGGTCCACTTGGCCCAACAGGGCCTTGTGGCCCTGGAGGACCGACGCCTCCCTGATCCGCACCCAGCACAACCCAGTCGGCATCTTGCATTCCATAGACCTGCCCATCCGCAGGTGCAATCAGCGGATGACTATCAGCCTCCGCAGCCAGCTGTTGCAAATCAAGCCCAGTCGGCATGACTGGTCCGGTCGAGACATTAAAACTCGGATACTTCCCAGTCACCGCCATCCCACTCTCCTCAAGCCAAGATCCTGACACTCGCCTTCCGCGTAACAGTCACAGTCGGCGTATAAATAATAACAATCAAACCCTGTCCTCCAACTCCACCAGTCTGACCGCCAGCTGAGTTGGGCCAGCCCATACCGCCACCACCACCCCCATACAGTCCCCCTGCACCACCACTATTCCCAGCAGAAGATTGCGATCCTCCACCTCCACCGCCACCTCCCGGTCCATGCGAAGCATCCCAGGTACTTTCAACTCCCACACCTCCCGCACCAGCCAGCGTAACAGTAGTCGTTCCAGTCCCACCTCCACCACCCCCTGAGCCATGCGCTCCTGCTTGCCCAGTAGTCGTAGCAGTTCCAGCAGCACCACCTGCCGTTCCATCTCCAGCGGCTCCACCTGGGCCACCAGTCGTCGAAACAGAACTCGAAGCATTTCCACCTACACCCCCAGCTCCTCCAGTATTTCCAGCGCCTCCACCTCCACCACCCGCAAACGCAGCAGTAGTCGAACTTCCCGTCCCACCAGCACCGCCTACACCTCCTGGACCAGCCGCACCTCCACCACCCGCCCCGCCATCATGATTACCCCCAAAACCTGAGCCAAAACCACCCTGCCGAACAACCACATTACCTATATCATTAGTCGTCGCCGTCGTCGCATTACTCACCGTATCAGTTCCATGCGCTCCACCAACTGCACCACACAGCGAAGTAGCCAGACTTGTTCCACCAAACCAAGTCGCTCCTCCTGACGTCGCCGCAGCTGGCGTCGTCCCAGGAGTACCTCCAGCCCCAATCGCCATATTAATAACTGCTCCACGTGTCAGCGTCAAATTAGCTGACTTGGCATAATGCCCACCCTCTCCACCAGTTCCCACATTACTGCTTGTACTCGTCCCCGCTCCACCACCACCAATGCACTCAACCGAATTAGCTGCATTATTCCAATCAGACGGAACAGTCCAAGTTGTCCCAGATGTAAGAAAAATAGTTGTCATGGGATGTTGTCTTTCAAAGAAAGACAACATCCCATAAGCAGTATTAGAATATATTTCATACTCTCATCGCCAAAATAGTAATCCCTATATCAGCCAATGTGCTGTCACTCGTCGACGGAGCGACGAGTGACAGCACATCCCCAATAGCCAAACTCCCACCTGCACCTGCAAGCGTAGCAGATGTATGCGACCCATTTGTAATTGTCACAGTCCCCAACGCAGTAGTAGTTCCACCAGAAATTTTGTTCAACGTAAACACGGCACTCGCCGTTGCCAGCGTAGCATCATAAACGACCGTTCCAGCCAACGCAGCCGGTATGGTCAAAGCCATCGCTGACGGAGCATTAACCATCGCCCCATTCGCTGGTACGCCCGGAAACGCAAAACTAATCGGAACCTTCTGCACCTCAGCTGGCAACTGAGCATAAGTTATACTTCCTGTTATCGCATTCGCTAGCACAAAAGCAGTCGTCGCAATATTATTCGAATTATCTGCCAACGCCGGTGTCGGCGCAGTCGGCGTCCCCGTCAGCACCGGCGAGTTGAGCGGGGCGTAATTCATATTAGCTGCCCCAGTCACCAGCCCCTTAGCATTAACACTAATACCCTGGAATGTCCCAACATTTGCATTCACATTGGCCAGGGTCGTCGACACAGTCGTCGACCCTGTCCCTACCACATCTCCTGTCAGCGTAATTGGCTGATTACCAGTCAAGAACGAAGCAGTTGCTGTATTCCAGTCTGAAATATCATTATGGTTAAGCGTTACAACTCCCGTCTTCCCAGCCACACTCGAAACCGAGGCCGTCGTAGGCAGCACAACCCAAGCCGCACTCTGCCTTACATAATAATTCCCGTTATTCGGAGCATCCGGAAAAGTAGAAAACCCCGCACTAATATCCGCAGCCAGCTGCTGAAGGTCTTGGCCGGTAGGCATAAGCCGGCCAAGACTAGTATTGAAGCTAGGATACTTTCCAGTCGAGAAAGTCACTTGCTTGCTCCTCAGGCAAAGTCAGCAATCTGCTTCCATTTACCTAGCGTCATACAAATAAACCCAGTCATATGCCCTGCTGCCAGCGAAACAGCCACCGTCCCTGCATTGGCAGCAGTCACCCCGTGTGGGACAATAACGTCCGTGGCCCCCGTATTGGGATTACTCTGCAAATTAAAGATATTCATACTTGCAGCGCCACCATTATACACCCAACAGAGTGCATTCATAATAGCCGGTGGCAGCACAACAGAATCCGCCGCCGTTGCACAGACATCCACCTCATTGAACCCCAGGACGAGTGGAGTCGCCAAAGCAACTCCACCGCCCGCATGAGCCACAACACCATTCACGCAGCCCAGCACCATGTTGAAGAACTTCGACAGCTCTGTCGAATCGATCAACCCAGAACCTCTCCCCGTTTGGAGAGAGGGCAGATACGCCAAATGTGATCCAGGCATCTCAGTCTCCTTGAAGCCTTTCAGGCTTCAAGGAGCCTGAAAAGCAGTTAACGGTCATACAATTTCTCCTCTTAGGAGAAGTCGCCGACCTGCTTCCAGATGCCCTGCGTAGTGCAAATGAACAGGCTCGCATGCCCATTCAGCAGACTCAGCCCAGTCGCACCTGCCACCAGCGCAACCGATCCATGCAGAACAAACTGGTCCAGGATATTATTATTGAACGGATTAGCCTGGGCCACAATCTTCCCAGACAGTCCAGCTGCCGTATTCTGCATGTTGACCCAGACGCTCGACCCCATGACCGCCGGAGGCATGACAACGGAGTCGCCCGTCGTAACCACGGTATCAATCTCATTCATCCCGGTGCTCAACAGCGGCGTTGCCGCTGTTAGAGCACCACCCGCCAGCGCCGTAATATTGTTGGTGACGGGGTTATTTGGAAGTGTATAGACAGACATCTCTCATCCTCTCTCAGTAAGATCTATCCGAGAATATATTATATATTCCCGGCCTACTCAACTCCTGCGGCAGACTCAACTGAGCAATCTGCACAGAAGTATTCTTTATGGCCGCTCTCGCACCCTTTGCAAGATCAGGCAGCGTATCCCCCGGAAATGTCCTCATCCCATAGTGCGGTCTCAGCCGCATCGCCAAATTCGTATAAAACGCATTAAAGTAAATAAACGGCAGCTCAATCAGATCCTGAGCAGTCACAAACTGAAGTGGAAGCTGATCCCTAATAACCACACCAACACCATAAATAGAATTAGTAGGCAGAGGATACAGAAAAATCCTACCAAGTGGCCATGCCGGATCATAATAGTACGCTCCCGGAAAGCTTACCATCCCTTTCAGCGCAATCCTCGCATAGTCCTGCATGCTATCCAGCGCGTACAGCGGATAATCAATCGGCAACCCACCTGACTGTCCAGGCTGTCTCAAGAAGACTGCCTTAATTCGTCTCGGCGCAACCGATGTAGATTGAGTCGGACTAACCAGCGTATTGTTCGGTCCAGTCTCAAACCCTCCCAACACCCCAGCTCCTGGTCCAATCGGAAAATAAAACACCGGAGCTTCCGCAGTCCCTTGATCCAGATCAACCGGTAACAGAGCCCTATCCACTGCCTGCACTGTTATGGTCCGCGTCCTCCAGACCATAAACGTATCTTCGCCCCACTCCTGCAACATCCATTGCAAACGAGCCCAAGCGTCCGCAATCTCCTCCCCAGTAGGACTCTGCCCCTGACCAAGCGCACCACACTCCTTCAGTGCAGCATTGCAAATATCATTGACAGAAGTCGCTAACGGGGTGAGCTGAGACATTTACGCAGCCTTTCCAGGAGTAGGAGCCGGCTTGGAGTCAGGCACCACCTTGCCCTTCATCTCCTCAATCTGCTTCCTCAAAGCAGCAATTTCTTCCGTTTGCAGCTCATGTGTGGTCTTTGGCGGTGCCTTGATATGAGTCTCCGGATTGGCTCTCAGCGCCTGCGCCTCAGTAAAATGCCAGCCCTGCGCAATCAGCTCAGCTTCCTGAGCCTCCGTCTCCACAATGATATTCCGCACTCCCCACACCGCACCCGCATACTTAGGCTTCCCGGTCTCATCAAAGACTGGTCTATTGTCCCGATCCGTGACCAGGATACCCTGCGAAATAAGCTGCAGTTCCCCCTTAGGATGATAGAGCATTTTCGGATACTCTACCGGCCCCTCATAAATAGAGAGCCCATCATTGCTGACTGCCTGGACATTGGCCTTATTCGCCTCAAACAGTCCTCGATCCTCCATCGAATGATAGATAGAGTACACTTTATTCATCCGGTTACGAGCCATTGTCGCCTCCTTCGGAGGCGACAAGGCACGTAACCAAGCCGCCTCTCAGATTGGTATTCACTTCTTGTGCCTTTCAGCTTTAGTCATCTCCCCACGCTTCACGCCCTTCGCAGTGGGTTTATTAGTTCCCTTCTTCAGCTCCCCAGCTTTCTGCAACGTACTGGTCGCCACAGCCCAGGGATTAACCCCTGGGCTTGTCTTCTTGATCGCCTTAACAGCGTCCTCCAAGATCTTCGGCACTACACCCTCCCCTTAGGGGAGGGTGTAGGAGTGGCAGGCTTCTTAACCTCCACGGACCTCTGTACACTTACCGTCGCCGTAGTCGTAGTCTTCGTTTCCGGCTGTTTCACAGGAGGAGCTGCCGGAGCCTTCGGGATAGGCTGCGGCATCTGCTGCTCAGCTCGTAAAGGAATAGCGACCCCATTCGACACAGAGAACGCTGATCCAGCTACATTGACCGCCTCCAGCTTACAGTCAATGGTATGCCCTGCATCCGCTGGAGCAATACTATATTCATTGGAGTCTGTCCCAATATTCGTATTCACATCCCTTCTAAACTGATAATGATAGGTCTGCGGCTCACCTGTCCATTCACCCATCGTACAGTTTAGCATACTCCCAGACTGACTCAGATAAGGAGCATGCTTTACAACCGGAGCCATCGCTGGCTTATCCGGTCCCATCGGCTCCATACTCGGATGCTCCTTAAACCCATTCTTCTTCGCCTCAGCCCTCTCCTCCACATCATACACAATGCACTGTCTAGGCCCATCATAGAGCATCATCGGATATTTCGCACCGACTTCCGGCATGTCCTCCTCCTCTACTGACTCGGGAGGCCAGAATTGGCCTCCCATCTCTTCCAGCATCTCAAACCAGAGGCTCTGCTGTGCAGAGCCTCTCTTTGTTGGTGGCTTATATGACATCCGCCACAACCACGGCCCATTCCGGCCTGATCCACAGATACCCATACAGCACATCCAACCGAGTAATCAGCTGATCAGTCCCGATAAAGTAATCCGTGATCATCCTCATGGAAACCCCGTCAAACTGCTCACGCGCAACCGCATGAACACCCTCTGGAGTCTCCAGATCAGCCGTAGCCAGCGTCACTGCTTCCGGAGCGAACACGAAGTTCTTCCGGTAAACCGAGGATGCAGCCAGTCCATTCGTCGGGTTAACCGCAGCCCCATTAGCCGGGCTCGCAGTCACCGTCTGATACTGGACGGGCAACCCACCAGCAGGCGGTACAACAGCCGGATACAGGAACAGCGAAGTCCCACCAACCGCAAGCGGCTGCGTGACCACAAACTGCTCCAACTGCCCAGTGGTCTGCTTGGTGATCCTATTGACCTTGAATACACCAGCAATGGTCACAATATCGCCCACCGCCAGCGTGCTCGCAGCCGCCGTCACCGCAATCTGCAGCCCAGTTTGATTGGCCCCATTAATAGTCAGCGAACCCTGCGCCATGCTCCCACTCGTATGGGTGATGACGGTCTGGTCCTTCATCCAGATGAAACCGAGCGCATCATACATACGCCCGGTCACATACTGCCGGCCAATCTCCGGTGCCGGGTTAAGCAGGCCAGCCAGCGTGGCAACCATCCTGGCCTCAGTCACCGGATTATTGACAACCTTCCGGTTCTCAATCGGTCCCGAGTTATTATCCAGGTTAGCGCCCGCCAACAGATAAGTTGCTGCAATGGGGCTCAGGATATTCTGACTGGCATCCTGATTAGCCACAAAGTTGCAGATACCACCCTCAGCTCCAGACATGATGTCCGAGGCTACAGACCCAGCCAGATTATTCACCGCCGGAGCTAAAATCCTCCGCGAAAAGTCATCCAAGCTGAGGGTACGCTCCTGGGTGGTGAACGCAATATCCACATGCTTCTGCGTCGCCATTGTGAGCGTAGTATTCTGTTCCGCAGTATCCTGCACTGACAGTGCCGGACCCGTGGTAACAATATAATCATTCGGCAACCTGATCCTCAGCGTATTGCCAATCTTAGCCCCCGCCACCGCAAAGGAGTCATCATATTGCATATCCACATTTTGCAGAAACGCATTGCTATTCTTCCAGAGTCTGACCGCCTCTCGGGTGATCAGATTAATAGTGAGCAGTGTATTAGCCATCAGTCAGTCTCCACCGCAGACTTCGCCTGCGGCGAAGTCTGAGAAACAGTCTTGTGGCAGAGCGACCACTGGTAGACTCTGGAAAGCTTGCTTTGCAAACCTTCCCTCAGGGAGTTACAGTTCCCAGAAACTGGCTAAGAGGCAGGAGCCTTAGCATCTCCGACAGGACATTCGTCCAGAAACTAACGTATACGCCTTTCCGCCGCCTGTTTATTCCGCGCATTCATCCAGTCATCAATCTTCATCTCAGCTCCCCTTTCCGGATCATCCGGCTTCGTCCCCGTCACTGGACTCGTTGACCCGAGCGGCCTGATCGGCTTAGGAGCCTTGCTTGGGGAAGATTGGCCTCCTTCAGAGGCCAACTTTCCCACTTCCATTGCCATTTTCATCGGACTCATCCCCAGTATCCTCGAAGCCGCATTCAGATCCGACCCCAGCTTATGAATAATCGCCTCGGCATCACCTGTCTCCAGGGCAGCCTCCAAAAACAGATTATACTGCTGCAGACTTCTCGCATCCGTCTGATCCACCAGCTGAGTCAACCCACTCAGCCTCACTTGCCAATCCGGATACTTACTTGCACCCCTATTCGCAGCCTCATTGCACCTCGTATTGAAAGCCGTCTGATTTGCAACCAGACTAGCTCTCTCATTAATCATCTGATCAATCTGGGCAGGCGTGAACGCCTGTCCAGTTGCTGGATCAACCGTCTGTTGTCCTGCGGTTGCTCTCGCCTCATAGTCCCTAAGCCTCGCCGTCAGCTTGGCAACTCGATCCACTGCACTCTTCGGCCAGATCCCGGAAGGAGTGTGGGGGGAAGGAGTGGGAGAAGGAGGTGCCCCCTCTTCCTTCCCCCCTGGAGACTCGTCCGGCTTCGCCGTCCGAGTCTCCTCCGCCGTCTGAGAGCCAGGGGGAGTACCGGCATCATCCGAGGCGGTAACTACAACCTTATCATTCTCATCAGCCATTCAGTTTCTCCTTATGAGCCTTTCGGCTCTTCGAGCCGAAAGTCTCAATTTCGGCGTATCCCTGCTGCTTCCCAAGCATCTTCATGTCTCCCCATCTGCAGCGATCTATCCAAAATCAGTGCCTCATGAATCTTCTCTCTCGACGCCTCATCAATCCCCGGTGCAGCAGCCGGATCAAGCATCCGGGCCAGCACAGTCCTCGCTGCCTCGACACCCTTTCCCCAATTATGTTCCAGATAAATCTGCTCCAACTCCTTAGCCGTCGCATCCGGAAACTGCCTCTTAAAGGAAGCCCAGTGCTCATTATGATGCATCAGCGCATCATAACTCTCCATAATAATCCCCACCGCCGCATCCGCTATCATCGGATGCACATGCTTCAGCCTTCGATTGCGCTTCCTTGCTAACTTACCATAAACCGCCTTCGCAGCTTCATCTCTACTGTTCATCGTTCTCTCCTCCTTCATCCGGAACAACCAGTGGCGTCACTCCTCCGGTACCTCTGGCTGCCAACAGATTTCTCGAACTTTTCCTAGCTGGATCAAATGCTGCGTGTGGATGTCTAACCTGATTAGCATGTCTCACAACCAGCTGATCCTGATGCCCACCAATATCACTAATTCCCTTTAACAACACTGCATCATGACCCTGAGCCCACATCTTCTTAATCACTTTCTGCATAGCTGTCGGACCATAACTAGTTCCACCAGCTTCCTTCTTCCAATCTATAACAATTGGGTTATCAGCCCTCACTACATGCGGATTAACATTCGTCCCATACATAGTAGCAATCTTCTTCCCCTCCTTACCCTGTGTCTCAGCCGGGGCTAAAAACAGTCCCGGTTCATTAGTCTTCGTGCTTGGATCTCTATAACCCATCTCAGCCGAGTCCCAAGAGAATGGCCCATGCTGTTTCACACCTCTCCAGAACAGCCAATTCTTATCAATCGGTGCAAATCCCTGCTCCTGCATCCTCTTCATCACCGAGGCATTATCCATCGGCAAATTCCCCGGATTAAATGGCTGCTGTACACCACTTGTCCCCGGTGCAGTCTCATGAGCCAAATTAGACGGAAACGGCACATTAGGATCATATGGCTTCATAGTCGGAACAGTCAACGCTGGAATCTGCTGTCCAAATAAATCATTCAACTGGGTCTGCGTAGCGCTTCCACCACCAAACAACGCCTCCTCCGGCGTCACCGGCACAGAAGAAACCGTCTTAACAGACGGTTTCTTCAAAGGTTTCGGAGCAGGAGCCACAGAAATTCCTGGAGCTGCTGTCTTAGGTGTCCATCCAGCAGCAGCCGCAGTCCCTGGCGATTGATTTGACATAACCCAATCATACCAAGATGCATCTGGACCCAGCGCTTTCATCTTCGTCACTACCGCTGGATCTAAACTAGCTGCAGCAGGTGTCTTCAAAACATCCGTCAGCTTATCTGTAAACTTCGGCACACTAGGCGTAACCCCTGTCTTAGCAATTTCTGCATCATGCAAATTCAACGCTTGTTTCCACACCTCTATATTCGGAGTAGGATTTTGAACTCCAGCCAAAGATGCAGCATTTTCTGGAGAAAAAGATCCAGGAGCATAGCCCTTCTCTTTCAAAAATTTCACCGCCTCAGGACTCCACGGAGTAGTCTGTGGCTTCACAGGCTTCGGCCCAGGTACAAATGCCTGCGGCACCTCTTTTTTAGCCTCCTCCATCTTATGCATAGAAGTCGCCAGTGTAGAAATACCAACTCCCGGCGTCCCAGGAGGACTTGCCTTATTAAACTCAGCTGTCCACTCCGGTCCCTTATTAATCATCTGCTGCACAACAGCTGCAGTCTCCGGCTTCAGTGGCGGCTTACTCTTTATCAGACTATCCAAATACTTGACCGCCTTCGGGTTCCACCCCGCCCCAACTCCAGTCTCACCTCCCGGTCCACCCATTATGCTCGCCAAATTAAGTCCTGCCCCTGCATATTCGGATGCTGGTGCTTGCGCACCAGTATCCGAAAACACAGGATAATGCCCCTCTCCATAGACTGGTCCCATTAGCTTATTTACATCTCCAATCACTCCAGCCCCAAATCTTCTTGCCTCCTCTCCCACCGCTGACCCAATCCTGGCAGGCATCGGATGCAGCGGATTAGCAGCATACTGCGCCCAATCCTCAGCATCACTTCCCGCAAACGTCTTCGCCAACATTCTAACAACATTCGACCCCAGCTTCCCAACCATCGTATCCGGCTGAATTGCCGCATCCGTCGGTATGGATGAGGCTGCAGCTAATTTATCTGTATTCGGATCTGGCTGACTCTTTTGATACTCATTCACAACTGGAGAGGCAGGCGAAGCCTGCCTCCGAAATGGATCGTCCTCGACCGGAGTAAAGTCAAAGAGATCAAACACTTAGTATCCGCCTCCTTGTCCGAACCTATGCACAGCCCACGGGTCATACCCTATATTCCTAAATTTCATCTGCGGAAACAAGCTCTTAATCAGCATATATCTCCACAGCTTTTGCATATCAGCCCCTCCGGCGACGGACGTAGCCGTCGCCGGAGCTTCTGTTGGAGTTGAAGTTGGAGCTGCCGCTGGAGCCGGCGCTTCTACAGGCGGCGTGGCACCTGGCACAAAACCACCACCCTGACTGGAACTAGATCCAATAAAGCCAGTCTTTCTCTCCGGCACTTCTTGTTTCAACGGGCCTGGTACATTCTGCACCGTCTTTGGCTTAGGATTGTCCAGAGTATTATCTGGGTCAAATTTGTCTGGCGCACTAATACTCTTAACTGCAGGTCCCACAATTTTCCCATCTCCATCCGTCGCATAAATTCCATCCGGCCTCTGAATGTACGGTCCACCCTGCGGAGACATCTGTCCCGCCTTCGGCGCTTCTCCAAATCCAGGTGCAGTCGAACTAGTCGGAGGCGGCTGTATCGCCCCAGCAATCCTATACGGCTTAAACGGCTGTTCAGCCTGCGTAAACATACTCGGCCCTCCAAACATAGGACCAACAGTCGGAAAATTCTTAGTCGGCGGCGCACTACTTGGCTGACCCATAGTATTTTTACCAAAATTCTTCATCCATTCTTCATGTTTCTGCAAAAAATGAGGATCGTTAATATCAGGTGGCTTTGGCGTCATCTGTGATACCGGTCCACCAGCTGGAGCCCCACCAGGAGCCAACGGTCTTCCCGAAATAGCCTGAACATAATCCAGCGTCTCTTTCGGTATTGGCCCCTTCAACCCTCTCCCAGTCTTCAAATAACTATCCACATTCCCTGGCCCCCAATTATACGCAGCCAGCGCCAGCTGGTCATTCCCATTATACCTCTGCCTCATCTTAGCATAATAACGAGCAGCCCCATTAATACTTGATCTCGGATCATTGACATCTACCCCCTCATCTTTCGCCGTCGCATCCATAAACTGCCCCATTCCCTTCGCTCCAGCCGGGCTTATCGCTTTCGGGTCAAACTGACTTTCCCTATAAATCAGCCTCGTCAGCGTCCCAGGATCAACATTATACTGACTAGCCGCCGAATTAACCATATCCCTATATGGCGCTGCCGCTGCTGCAATACTCACCCCAGCCGGAGCCCTCCCAGGTCCCGCCCCTGCACCAGCCACGGGGACAAGCCCCGTGGCTGGTGCAGATGGCGCAATTAAATCACTCATCCCCTTCATCTGCAACAGCCCCTGCAACGAATTCATATTCATCCCCGTCGAGTCAGGCTCCTCCTGACTCGGCTGCAATTGATTAGGACTTTCTCCTCCTCCCCTCGGACCCGGAATATTAGGCACATTAATCGGCCTCGGCTGTGCAATCTGCTGTGGCTGTATCCCTTGCGTATGAATAGCCGGAACACTCGCCTCAGGCGCAGCCCCAACCCTCGCATAAGCCAGCGGGTCTCCCATAGGCATCAGCGGATTTTGCGCCAGCCCATAATTAGTATTACTAGTCCCACCCTGATAGTCCTCGTCTTCATACGCCATCTCAGCCTCAAAAAGCTAGCGCTTCATTACGGATTTATTCCAGCATTCTCTATAACATTATTCCTTAATGTATTATTAAATGGGCTACTCCCCTGCGCATACTTTGTGGCATTCTTCCTATCAATGGCAGCCTGGCGTGGATCACCTCCAAGGCCCTCAAATTGATCAATCAGCGGCCCTTGCATCCCCGTCAGTCCAGTATTAGGATTATTAAGCGCATTATACACACCAGGATACCCTCCCCCCATAATTTCACTCGCGGCAAACGCTGCCTGCATCTCAGGAGACATATTCCCAGCTGTCAAATTCTGCATATTTACCAAACGACCATTCATCCATTGGTTCATCCCAGTGGCACCCGAACCCGCCTGGTTAACGGCATAAGGATTACCGCCACTCTCCGCCCCTGCGACGGTCGACGCCGCGAATCCAGCATTGGGATTTTTGAACCCGCCAAAGTTCTGAAAAGCATTGGCATAACGATTAAGATTCGCCGCGGCTAAAGCCGGAGGTATATTAGGACTTCCACTAGCTATATTCGCTGCAACGCCTTGCGGGTCCCAGCTACCTCCAGATTGACCCTGCATAAGCGCATTCCTGCCAGCAGTCCCACCAGACACCCAATCCGATCCAATCCCTCCAGACGACTTATCCTTGCTCAATCCAGCGGCAACAAAAGTATCATTCAGCATATTCACAGTAGCTGGATCATACCCACCATTCTGATACCCTTGTCCAGCCCATCCCGGAAATGAGTCATACGGCTCCATAGGAGCCAATGGCGGCCCCGAATAAGCTGACTGCGCCTGGTTCGACACAGGCCCAAACGGGTCATACGGCTCCATAGGCTGATTAGAATCAGTCGGCAACGGAGCCGCCGCCTGAGTCGGCATCGAAGGATTAGGCGTCGCTGCCGGAGCTGCCTGAACAGGAACTGCAGTCGGCTTCGGTGGTGCCGCCGCAGCCTTTTGCGCAGCAAGATCCGCATCGAGCATACGCCCGACATTCTGCATTATTTGAACGCTGGTAGGCATCACATAGCCCCGCTTCGTGGAGCTATATGCAAATACTGCCCAGCCCCAGTTGGGTCTTTCACATACCACTCCCCATCCGGTGCCTGCCTCGCCCCCGGGACTCGAGACGGATGATCTTCAGGCACGCTTGGAGGCGGGCTTCGCCCGCCTCCGGAATTAGGTTGGGCGTCACCTGCCTCTGGCGCCTCCTGACCCAATCCAGGCTTATTCGCCTCAATAATCGGTGCCAGCTGAGTATCCAGCGCATCCTGCACCAGCTGGGTAATCAAGGCCTTAAACTCCTCCGGAGCCATCGGAGCCAGCACCTTCATCCTATCCGTCTCAGCCTTATACGCATCAATATCCCGCATCTCATCCTTACCAACCAGCTTCAGCTGATCCTTGCCCAGCTTATGCAGACTCTCCTCCAAAGCCTTCTGCAGCGCCTGAATAACCTGCTGTTGCTGAGTCTCAGTCGGCGTCGGTCCCTTACCCAGCGCTTGCGGCGGCACCATCCTCTTCAGTCTCTGAGCCGCTTCTTGCGCCTCATCAAAATCCAAACTCTTCAGCAGCAGATCGCCAATCGTCCCCGTCAAATTCGGCGCTTGCGTCAAAATCAGTGTCAGCGCATCCCTACTCTGATCCCTCTTCGTCCCATACTCCGGCCCAACCGTAGCCGCCACATCGTATTTTCCCACTGCCGGATTGAAAATCCTCCGTGCAACCTCCCCCCTATGATCCATCTCTTGAAAGTAAGCCATCCGTGATCCCGGATCAATCTCGACATCTTTCTCAACCCCATCTTCTGCCACCACCTTAAGTACTCTTGCAGTGTCATAGACCTTCGGAATAATATCAATAAGTATCCGTCCGAGACTCTGCAAGGACGCTTCGTAATTATCCTGAAAATGATACGTGGAAGTATCACTCTGATCCTGCCTCTGCTTAATAGCCTCCCCAGTCCGCTCATTGCCCTGCATCCCCATCTGGTTCTGCCATTGGCCGCTCGACATCATCAGCCAGTTGAAAGCCCGATCCATCATATCAGCATAAGCTGGACTCGTGGTCGGCGGCTGTACCCTCTGAGGCAGCGCTTGAGGCGGAATATCATCTCCCTCCGAGTCCTTATGCCTAAACGGCAACCAGGCCGAGTTAGTCGTATTAGCCCTCTCCCAGTAATTCTCCAGTCCAGCAAACGCATCCACAGATCCTGTCCACGGAGTCTTGCCCTGCATCGCAATATGTTCAACCTGGGAAGACGCATTATAATTAAACATCCTCTGCGCATCCTTCATGGACCGCGTATGCCCCTTCCTATCCAGCCTCCCCCGAAAAGCAAACTCCTCCCCCTTCACTGGCACAAACGGTATTCTCTGCCCAATCCACAACTGATAAGGATTACCCTCATCATCCTCCGGGTCATCCTCCTCGCCTACAGCCCTATTTCCCACGATAAAATATCTTCTCACCTCCGGGGACACAATCGTCCTCGTCTTGGTCAACGGATCATCCAGAACAGTCTCATGCCCTTTCATCTTCTCCAGCTGACTCTTCTTCATCTGGGACCGCTTCCCATTCGGCCCCACAAAACTCACCAGCTGATCCTCTTTCGAAACCTTAACAAAATACTCCATCACAATGCATCTATCATCATGCTCCAGCTCTTCCGGCCCAACCTGCAACGGAGACCTCTCCCACGGCCCTTGCCCTGGATAAAGATCATCCAGCTCCTCTGGCAGCATCCTATCAAACGCAAACAGAAACTTCGCGTCCGAACAATCCGCCATCTTACAGTCCGGATCGACATAAACAGTCAGCGGATCTAACACTGGCCTCAGGAAGACTTCTTGATCGAAGGTGTCGTCGCCAGCGTAATCCGTGGCAACTCTGATCCAGCCAATTCCACCGTCAATTTGCCATTTTCTCGCTGGAGCGTATACCGACGCCTGAGCCTGGCTTTGGTATTCAATTCTTCTGATGAGGTCTCGAAAAACGGAAGCACTCTCAGCAGTAGCTCCATTTCCCACCCCGACAACTCGAACGGATGACTTGTTTCTTCTGAGTCCATTGCCAATCTGCAAATTATGTTGTCTGACCACATTAATAGTGAGACACGGCTTCGCCGCCGTATCTCTAGCAGCCCTTAATGTGTCCGGCCACTGCCAGCCATTATCACTATCCGCATTCGCAAACTGCACATCGGCGATGAACCTCCGCCGAAAATCACTCTCCCATTCTTGACAGCGATCCCACCTATCCCGTGCTTGATCCAGCACCACATTCCCAGTCAGCGCACTTCGAAGAGGTTGGGACAAGCCCAACCTCTTCGAAGAAGCATGAGAAACTGTGCTAGCCAAACTCATCGCTCACACCCTCCTGAAGTTTGAGCAAGCTTGTCTTGCTCAAACTTCATAATCCCATCCACCCCAAGTTAGGAGCTAAATCTCTCCACTTATTAACTACTGCATTCCCTAACCTTCGTCCAATATCCTGCTCCTCGCCCCTATCAAAGTACGGATCTTTAATCGTCACCGCCATATACCTCAGCGCATCAGCCGCATGACTCGCCCAATCATGCACTGGATCTTTCCCCAACTGCCCAGGCCTATTGTCCCGTGCCTCCTCCTCAATCTTAAATCTATAATGCCTCAGCGCATTCAGCCCATCCTCGCACTTATCCTCGTCAAACCACATATTCGGAAACAGCATTCTCACCATATTGCGCCCATCCACTGGAGCAATAGATCTCGCAATCCTGACTCTCTTAGGATAAACGGCCGCAATCTGCTCCTTTATGGTTTTCCGCATCCCAAGCTTTTTATGTTCCGCGTCGAACGGCAATACATGCAGCCCATAGACATAGTGTCTATTCTGCAGAACATCCATAAAGTGCTCCACATCCTCCCCGGTAGCCTCGTAATAATCAAGTATGCGAATCTGCATTGCCACTTGTTGCACAAACCAGATTGATGTGCAATCCCTCTTCCCCAAATCCCAGTATGTATCCACAGGGACAGTTCGTTCCCACGGAACGGTTGCAATCCTCCCCTCTTCCGCAGCTTTCCGCAATTCTTTGGCATAAACCACCCCCTCCAGAATCTGCAAACAATGCCCTTCCCAAACATTCAAATAATAGTCATAATCCCTTTCCTTATCCGCCTGCATATCCTTCTTCAGCACCTCAGGAAACCAGGGATTATCCCTATAAGTCATCTTACAAACAAACGCGGACTCATTCTCCAACATAATACTGGCCCCAAGCGGTTCGGTGAACCTCCTAGGCCCAACCGGACTAAGACTTGCATCCTTCACAAACCTCTGATAAGTGTAATCTGTCTCCAGCTCAGGATTGAAAGTGAGCCAAATCTCCGATCCCTCATTCCTTATGGTCGGTATGAGTACTCCCCAAGAGTTCTTCCTGACCTTCACCGCCTCCTCAACCCAACAAATATCTATGCCCTCATAGCTCTTTATTCGATTAACATTATTCCTAATCCCTTCAAAATTAAATTCAGTCCCATTCGCCCCATAGATCTTCGTTTTCTGCACATCATAGAAATTGCCCCACCCCAGCGCCTCAATCTGGTCCTTAAGCACCTTATAAACGGAGTCATCAATCGAGTTCTGATACTCCCTAACGCACAAAATCCTAGTCGCCTTCTCTCTCCCAATCACCAGCAGTGCCCTAGCACACCCCCAAGACCTCCCTGCACCTCTCCCACCCCACAGAACCTTAAACCTTTTTTTCTGAAACAAACACTGCAATGGACCAGGAAACGCCAGATTTGGCCCTGAGCGAGCCTTTGGCCGGCTTACAGTTATTGACCCACCATTGGACGACCCACCAATCACTAATTTAGCTCCCCATCTACCGCAATCATCCCACTCCCTCCATTCTCATAAAGGAAGGTAGCCGTCTTCACATTTACCCCTGTCGCGCATCCAATCGTTACTCCCAGCCGAGTAGCAACCATCCCTGGCGTCATCGCCAACCCCGTGCAAGGCGTAATCCCTCCGGAGTTAGCATCTGTCTGAAACCCCGGAGCAAACGTCACAGAGGGCGTTTTCCCCATTGGCACTGGATACTGAAGAAAGCAATCTGCCCTCAGTGAAACACTTGCCAGGCAAGGCCCACCAATCACATCCAGTCCCACTCCCTCATTTCTCTGCCAGTAATAAGCCTGCTGCAGCAATGTCTCCTGATTACCCAGCCGCCAAACAAAAGGCGGTGTCGGCAGCAGCGCAGCCGCATAAGCAGTAAACTGAGAAGCAAAGGGAGCAAGCGCCGGAGCCATTCTCAGCTGAATGCCCGAGAAATCCATAAAATCACCAGCTCCCGCCGTCCCATTCGGCGTCATACAGAGCACAACCCCCACCTCAGTCGCAGTGGTCGGGACAAGCCCGACCACTGCAGGCCGTGTAGCTCTCCCAATAAATAAAGGTGAGTACTGAGCTCCCACTACCCTATTTTGCCCAGTCCATCCAACCGACCCGCCTCCACCCCCATTGAACCCAAACGCCAGCTTCTGCATCCCCTCATCAGTTCCAGTCCCCGTAATAATATAAATCCCCACCTGGGAAGCGCTTAGATTAGCGCCACCAAACACATAAAAATCCAAATCAACAACCTGCCCCTGCAACATCCTACTATTCGCCGAACTAACCTCCTGGGCCATACACATCAAATCGGTTCCAGCCGATCCAGCCTGTCTCTGCATCTTATAAGCCGCTGAGAACCCCGGTACCGTAGCAATAGCCGTGAGATCTTGACTAACTGTCATGGGCGTAGCCGCCCCACTCCAGTAAGCCCACCTATCTGGTCCAAACTCGACCGTCGTCGTCACCGTCGGTCCTGTCGTACCACGCTGGAACAAATTCTGACTCGCATCCCCCGCAATCAACCAATTCTGCTGCGGATCAAGCGTCAACACATACGACCCAAGCTGCTGAGTCTTAATCGTCACACTCGGAGGCGCAATCCCAGTATCAGCCGGAACCTTTTCCTGCCCCGTTAATGGAGGCTGAACTGGTGGCAGTCCTGTGAACACCTGGGCGGAGGCCGCCCAGGTGTTCACAAAAGCAGCTAATACTAACGCTTGTCGCCGCACCTCAACTCCTGCATCGCAGACTTCAGACTCTCCTCCCCTGCCGAAGTCCGACGAGGCGGACTTCGGCAAAGCCTCGAGGTGAAGCCTGACACATCAGGGTTCATGGTGTCGAACGGTTCGTGCGGCACATGCTGATCGTTACTCGAATACACCATATACGAGTCAGGCCCCCTGCTTGCTAACGAACCGGTCGCCGAGAGCTTCGGTCTCGGATCACCCGCAGGCTTCGACCCACTCTTCGGGCGTGTCCGAATGTTAGGCGTCTTACATTCCGGCTCCTTCTCAGGAGCCGGAATCCCAATCAGCATGTTCAGCCTCATAGCAGTTCCTTACTTGGGTTCTGGCCTCGGCGGCAGCGGCGGCACATTCTCCGGAATATCGATCACCGCATAGCGATAACCGACCCCCGAAATCAAAACCAGCGCAATCGCCTTCCCAGCCGGAATTTGGGGAGGCAATGGCGGCCAGACCGTCCCCGGAGGCGGATCTGTCGGAGGCGGCTCAATCCCTTCAACCGGTGGCAGCTCATTATCCGGATGAGCCGGGTCCATAGGCCAGATCGGCAGCCCATGTTCCGGATGCTCACCCCCACCACCAACTCCCCAGTCCGGATCAACCGGCAATCCACCACCCGGAGGCTTTGGCCAAACATGAGGCGGCCTCGGCGGCCTATTCCCTACATGCGGCGGCCTTCCAGGCCACACCGGCAGCCCCTGATCCGGATACTCAGCACCACCTCCCCAACCCCAGTCTGGATCGACTGGTCGTCCAGGCCTCACCGGCCCTTGATCTGGCCGACCCGGCCAAGAGCCAGGCGGCCTATTACCAACATGAGGCGGCCTCCCACCAGGGATACCATAGCCGGGGTCCACACCCTCATCCACGCCGTAGTCGGGATCGACTGGCCTTCCATCCCAACCAATACTCGGACGCTCAACAAACCTGATATAAGCCCAGGAACCTTTTGCCATGCTTTCTCTCCTTAAATTGGCTACCAAATTGCAGCCAAACTATGAAACAACTGGGCCGAATACCTGCCAACCGAGCAAGCCAAACAGCACAAACTCAATAATGCCGCCGCCTGCCATATGGGAGGCCAAAGGCCCACCAAATCCGCCGAAATTAACTCCGGCCCAGATCAGTACACAGATGACCCAGATCACCCAAAATAGCAGGCCTTTCGGCATGAGTCAGCCCTCACTTCGTTCGGGCTGCCTCAGCAGCCCTGATGCTACATCACCGACCGTGTCTGGATTTCGGGTGCATCCCAGCAAGCGGCTCATGCCGATCATGGTGACTCTTCCCATGATGCGGCCCATGGTCCGAGTGCTTATACGGATGCTGAGAATGCAGCTCATCTACTGCACCTCCCAAATCCTTCCCCTTATGCGGATCACTCGTCACTTCCATCCGGCCGTCACCCCAAGCCCTATTGGAGTATTTCTTCTCCTGTCCAGGCCCACCTCTCGCCGGAGCGTGATGCCCTGACCTGGGCTCATGTTCCTGCGCCCTATTCTGCTCTCTTTCCTTACCACTTGCCATCGTAGTCTCCTGTTGGAGCCCTTTGGGCTCCAACAGGAGCCTACAGGGCAGTTGCTTTAAGATAGCGAAGCTCTGCTTCGCTATCTTAAACCTTTCATTGGTCCAGTTGGAATTTCCTCAGCCACTTTCTTCGCCTTCTTACCGAGGCCTGCAGCCTTCATCTTCCCTCCTCTCCGTCTAAATGGACTCTCGGCAGCCCCTAACGGCTCCGCCTTCATTGAGGGCGGCGTCTGCATTGGCCGCTTCCCGCCCATCAACAGATTCTTAACCATATTTCAGCTCCTCCTTCAGCAGTGGCACTCCTCCGATATGGTGCCACACCGGACAGAACGGCGGATTAATTTCCATGCCCAATTGGATCGTCTCTTTCAGAGACGATCCAATTGGACGAGCAGTATCCCGCGTCAGATATTTGCAAACCACAATAGGTAATATCTGTGACTTAGGCATCTGGAGCGCCATTGCCACCACGGGAATATACAGCCCATGCAGCTGCTCTTCAGCCTCCAAAGTCCACGTCAGCTTGCTCTCCAACAGAATGGCCCACTGCTTAGCTTTCCCAAAGAAATCCGTCTGACACACTCCCACCCCTGCATCATCCTTAAATTCCCACCACATCCCATACCGAAACTTCGTCCCCAGTCCCTTCGCCAGCGCCCTCTCATACCTAATTCCTTCCCCCCGCACATTTTTCCCTGCCCTCGAGAAAGGAATAAACGCAGGCTTCCCCTCAATCTGCCTTGCCCACCTCAACCCACTCACCTGCCTCACTTCGGCGGCTCCTCATGGTCACCACTCTTCTTACTAAACCAGTATCCCATAATAACCGCACTTACCGCCGGAATAGTAAGAAGCAACTTATCCACTACTTTCTCGCTATGAATAACTTCCATTCCCATAAGCACTAACGCAGTCATTGCCATAATTGCCCATATCACTGTAATAATAAAATCAGGCTTCAGCAGATTTTTCACTTTTTCCCCCCACACCCGGTCTCGGCATGTGGGCTGCCTCCGGCAGCCCAGGCAACTCTTCCTCAATCATCATCACATCCACCGGCACCTGCCTAAGAGCATTCTTAAACTTCCAGTAGTATCCAGCGATCAGGTCCATCTTATCCGTCCCATTCACAATCCGCCTCGCATTCACGGGATCTTCAATACCCTTCGATTTGGACAAATACTTAGGCAGGCCGACACCTGTGAACCACCCATAGACCATACCATCATAACTAACCAGCGCACTAGTCTGCGAGTGCAGCATCAGATGTGCCTCGGGATGAATATTAGCATGGACATTATAGCGCTCCCTAAGAAATTTCTGCCCATTCTTATAATTCTCCTCCCACGTCAGTTGCACATGTCCGCGCCCATAATAACATTGCCCATACGGCCCGACAGGCTTACCATAAGACTTGCCTGATCCCTTACCATATTCCTCAATAGGCTGCATAGTATAGGCAGTTTCATGGTAAAATGTGGCCAGCGCATAAGCCAGCCACATCGTACCATCATTCGGATTATTCTTCTCAAAATGCTGCTCCCACACCTCAAGCAGATAATTCATGCCATCCACTTGGCTCTGCGTGAGCGTACCACCAAACAGATCTTTCCGCACCGTATCAAAATAGTACTTTCTCTCGTAAGGCATCATGCGCCCCTTAACTGGTTGGGCATGGACAAGTTCCTGGCGCCTGCTCAGTAAGTGTATTCCCATTAATCAGGATAAAATTACCGCCACTCCCCTTATTAGTAAGAAAATTAATCGGCGGTCCCACCACTGTCAAATATATCGGAGGTGGAGATCCAAATGGGGCAGACCCATCTGTCCCCAAATTAGCCGCACTCAAATCCGCGTTAATAAACTTCCTCCTATTAGAAACCACAGTCAAATCAACAAAACTAGCCGTAGAGGATGCCCAAACATTTCCCATCGCAGGAGCCAATATATTCACCCCGGCAATCATCAGAACAGCCCCAGCTGGGCCATCCTGCATCATCCCAGATCCAATCCATCCTCCACTCATAATCCCCAGAGGCGCATCATTAGCATAGACCTGCATCACTTGTGCAACCGAATCAACTGAGAAAATAACATTCCACATCTGATTAACTGGCAAATGATAAGTCCCATTAAAGAATACGGTAGACAGAAAATTATTTCCAACCTCAAGCGCAAAAGTAGGGGCGCCTCCTCCCAGCACAGTCGAAATCTGCTTATTAATAAATTCAGTGGCATTAAAGCCTATATCAGTCGTATGAGTGGCATCAGCTGGACAGCAGAACCAAGCAGAGTACAAAAAGTATCTAAAACTACTCGGAAACAGTCCCTGCAAACTAGATTGCAACCCACCCCCATTCTGATTAAACTGAACGAGCGGCACCGGGTTAACCGTCGGCGTGCAAGTCGGCCCAGTAGGCGGAACGACAGGTGCATCAGCGACAGAGGAGCATAGTTGTTTAGCAGCTCTAGCTTTACCTGCGACAAGCGCAGGTAAAGCTAGAAGACCAGCAGCCGTATCTCTTCTATTTAGGAGGCGCATGATCTGGGGCCTTGTCAGGCCCCAGAGCAGGAGCAGCTTTTTCAGCTTTAATCCTGTCTAGTTCCCGCTGCAGTTTAATGATTGTCACGTAGGCGTTTGCCACCTTATCCAGCGCTTCCTCCCTCTGCTGCCTCAGCGCTTGTATCACATCATTGGACTCCTGTGCTTGCACAGGAGTCCAAAATACAGCTAACAAAATGAGAAAGCTCGTCTTTCTCATTTTGTTCATTTCAGCTTGACATGCGCAGCAGTTGCAAGCTCGTTCACTTCCCTCTCCAGCGTCTGCACCTCAGTTTCAATGGCAGGGATCTTGGCCACATTTTTATGTGCATTGACAACCTGCGTCTGCACCTCCACCTGAGCCGCCTGAATTTCTGCCTGCGTAGAAGTCGCCGACAGCGTCCCTGCTCCCAAGAAGACGTCCCAGGCTGCAACTTGCCCACTCATCCAAGCCGAAATCGCATGACCAGTCCCTCCCGGCACCGGATCAATCCCAACCTCTATATTATAGATTGAGGAAGAGCCAACGCAGAGTGGCAACGTCCCACCAGTCCTATCATGACAGACTGCTGTTCCCCCACCTGGCAACCCAGTAATGGTCCCCGTAAAAGTTGGATTATTCCATGTCCCCCCATTAATAGTCGGATTATTAATAGTGGGATTATTCTCCGCAACCAGCGGCCCAGTCCCATCCAGCGGCAAGGCCAGGGCAGCGGCTACGCCGCTACCCAGCCCCGTCAGTGTACTGACTGATCCGGCTGGTGGAGTTCCCCAAGTGGGCGCTCCGGACGCATTTCCAAACAGCACCTGGGAAGAGTTACCTAGCGGCAGACCACCAAATATACCATTGTTATTATACTGGAGGGCGCCATTGGCTCCAAGAGGAATGGTTCCGCCGCCCACACAATTATACCCGCCAGTAAGCTGATCCCAAATAAGATTGCTGTTGACATCGTACACCATCTGCCGATAAATGCCCGACCCCCAGATGAGCGCCTCTCCAGACCCATTCAGCACAATCGGGTTAGGATTCACAATGGTCTGGTAGGGATCTTGCCACGTCGTCTTAGGAGTGGTCGTTCCCGGAGTATAGAAAAAGACTATCCCATTCGACAGCGGTTTCCCATTCGCATCCGAAAACTGTGTATACCCATTCGGAATAATAACTGCCGTGGGTGTTTGGGAGTGTGCTTCGCACACTCCCAAAACCCACAAACCACCAAACAACAGGAGAGAAGCTCCCCTTCTTCTTTGCGCGCCGTTCAAAGAACGGCGCGCAAAGGTCGGAGTCTGAGCCTCACTCACTGAGGGGATCAAAAATGAAGCCCAGACTCCTAATGAGGCGGCTAGAAGGGCAGGGGCTTGCCGCCTCAATGAAACGGAGACGGCGCTGAAGCGCCGTCTCATAGCGAATATCCTATAGTCATCTATCCGCCATTAACTGGTAAGGGGTTGGCCGTGCTTACTGGCACACATGAGTAGACCGTGGAGCCATTCACAACCTGCGACCGCTGCACGCAAATATTCAGCGGGTTCGTCCCAGGAGCCGAGGCTGTTCCGCTGCCCGAAGAGGTCACCGGCAGTCGGTTACTGCTGGAGATGGGCACACAGGAGGTGGTCTTCACTCCATTCGTGACCGTGCTCACCTGGAAACAGAGGGTAATCAGCTTCTGGCTTTGCGCCGTTGGCGCAAAGCCAAGAGCAACTCCCAACAAGATGAAAAGGGCTATGTCTTTGACTAGGCTCAGCCTGACGCGCCGCACAATGTGCGGCGCGTCAGCAATGCGTGATGATGCCATTGGTGACCACAGTGGTTGCAGGCGTCAGAATACCAGCTGCGCAAGAGACACCAGGAAGACTGTTCGCTGTGAAAGAGAGGGCAGACATAACCCCAGTCAGTGTCAGACTGGTGCCCACCGCCGCACCTGCCGGAGCGATGGTCGCGCCATTACTCATCAGGAGCTGACCTGCCGTGAAGCCCGACGTAGGCGTAGTGCCAGCTGTCAAAGTGGCAGTGGAAGTCCCTAACACACTCACCGGGAGAGGGGTGGATGCACTCACTGGCACGCAGGAGGTGGTCGCAATCCCATTCACCAGCGTGGTGATCGCCAGACACAGGGACGCAGACTGTTGGGATTGGGCTGGACAAGCCAGCCCAATTCCAAAAAGCGAGATAACTGCGAGAATAGTTAGCTTTACGCGCCCAACTAAAGTTGGGCTGCCATCCAGCTTTACGCGCCGTCCTAAAGGACGGCGCGTAGCAGAGAACAGCCCTTTAGATTTGGGCTGAACGAAGTGAAGCCCAAATCTAATCATTTTTGTCCACCTCGATAGTCTTCGTGAGTCCAGGAGAGCCAGCACCTAACTCTCCTTGCCCAGCCGTCACAAAAGATATGGTGATGGGTGAGGGAGGACCAGCTGCGCTCCAGCCTTTCTGGATCTCCATGAGGCGCGGCTTGTTCGCGTTGGAGTCTACCACCTCGAGCAGCTCCCGGATTGAAAACTGGTTAGGATCTTCGGCGATCCGGTCTGTCAGCTCATCTACTGCCATCTCGCCGAGGCGCGCTTGCTTTGCGCGAAGGTCCAGCATTTCGGCTTCAGCTTGGCGCGTGTAGTGTGCGACCAGCTCTTGGAATGCGGGGTTGGCCGTCGCTAGATTGGAAATGTACTGGGGGGTGTAGCCGCCTGCAACTGCTACGTCGATGTAGGATGCTCCAGTGGCAATAAGCTGGGCTAATCTGTGGTGGGAGGATTTTAGCTTCACCACTGAGACGTTGCCCATGTGGCCGGGCTTCTCCTTGTGGGGGAAGAAGTCATCACCCAGCAGCTCATCAAGAATTGGGTCCGCTCTAAAGGACATCTACAATCCTATTCATGGAGTCGAAAGTTGAGCCGAAGGCTCAACTGAGACTCCTCGGCTGAGCGTCGCTTCACGCGCCCGGAACTTGGCGCAGATGGCTTCAATTTTATGGTGGTTCTTCGCCACGGCTTCTAGAGATATGACTAGCTCTTTAGGAGGATTGAGGAAAGCTTGTCTTTCCTCAATCCTCCTAGCCGCCTCCTGGTTCAGTCGGATGACCGCGTAGGTCTCAGCATCCAGATCGGTTAGAGTTTGGCCCATTGTGGGAGTATGCGCTACTGCCGACTTTTGTCAAGGGGAAATCGGCCATATGGGTAAAAATACCTATAGCGTGGCCCAACTACTGAGATGGAATGGCCTTCGGCCACTCCCTGTGGGTCAGATGTTTTTTGCAAAACTACGCCTGCCATCACAACAGTCTCGGTTAGGATCTCTATCAGGCCGCCCTCCCCCCTTCAAACCGGAGCCTTTCGGCTCCGGTTCTGGATGGTCCTAACCGAATCTCAACTGCTCGGTCGCGTTGAACTCGTCCACCGCATTGAAGTCATCAATGCTGTCCCACACATCCTTAAAGCAGTCAAAGAACCCATTTTCCTGCCAATACAAACCGTGCTCCTCATCTCGATAGATATCGAACCCCTGATATTTGCCAACCGCATACCCGCCTCGAGACATCCAACCAGTCGTCGTCATCGCAACCTCCATTTGAACGTCCCCATCATGACACGGCAATGAGGCCGAGTCAAGCTCGGCCTCATCACATTTTGTGACTGGGGATGGACCTTGCGGTCCATCCCACTCCTTCAGATAAGGTCGGCTAGCGCGTCCTCAGCCGTCTGAGCCACAGTCGTCACCGGCTTGACCGCGTTAGCCTTCGCCAGCTTCGCCTTCTCCATCCGGGCGGCGTGTTCAACTGCAGCCTCGGCAAGGAACCGCTCAGCATACTTATTGTACACCATATCGGCCAAGTCTTCCCGAGTCATCATGCGACCAACGAACTCGATCTTAGCATCCTCTGCCTTGATCCCGTTCTTCCGATCAGCCTTGGGCCAGTAGCCCTTTGGCGCAAGCTTCGCCTCGGCCTCCTTGTAAGCCAGCTCCATCGCAATATTCTCGATAGTGCTGCCTCTTGGTCCACCAATCCTGAGTCCGACAGTCCCGTCAAGTATCTTCTTGACCATGGACTCTCGCAGCTCAATCTTGGCCGCGTCTTCATTGAACTCCCAATCCGCTTCGCCCTCATGCTCCTTTTCAGCCTTCTCCTTCACCTTGACCAGTGAGGCCGCAACCTCATTGCCCAGCTTGTGAATGATCCCCTGCTTGGCCAAGCCCACAAATGTCTCTTGCGGGATTGCATCCAAATCAATGTCAACATCGCCCCACCTAAAGACTCCCATAAGGGCATTGACGCTTGTCGTATCTTGAAGGTTGGTATCCATCTTACTCTCCTTTGGCAAAGGGCCATCCCCTTGCCACCCAATGAACCTAATCCGACTCGAAAAATAAGTCAACAATTATTTTGACATCAGTCGATCACGAAATATTACTAGCCTCCGATCCGGGATGGACCATCCAATGGTGGGCCAAATCACATACAACCCCCATATAACCCATCTTAAGACGCGTTCCACGCACCCCGGCCAAAAGCGCAAAGGGATCAAGGCAGTATTCTTTCTTAAAAAAAAAAAAAAAAAAAAAAAAAAAAAAAAAACAACA